CTACAATCGTGACCTTACCGAACTCGAAATGCTTATGATCGAAGAAGCCGAAAACATTCATCGTAAGGACTTCGAACCTCATGAACATGATGCTCTTGTCGCTCGCATACACTTACTTCACCAGCAAGCAGCAGGCACCTCAACTCCTGGCCCTGGCGGCTCTGGGCACAAGCAATCAGACACCGGAGCTATCCTTGGCATGACTCAGCCTGCAGTGGCTGCAGCTCTTGAACGTCATGAGTTGCGAGAACTAATGCCTGAATTATTTGAAGGATGTAAGACTGCCAAGGATGCAACTAAGGTCGTCAAGAAAATAAAGGAAGAGGGAATCCGTCATGAGATCGCTAAACAAGTGGAACAGAATAAAGAAGGTAATATTGCTAGGCTTGCTAACTGCTATATCAATCGTGATTTTTTCGAAGGTGTTGCTGACATTCCTAACGGTGTTGTTAATCTGGTGGAGATCGATCCACCTTATGGAATAGATCTTACAAAGGGTCAGATGAAGAAAGCTGAAGGAGAGAGTCAGTATCAGAAGCAGGATTATAATGAGGTACCTTCAAATAAATATAGTATGTTTATGATAAAGACTTTTACAGAATGCTATCGTGTAATGTCTAATCATTCTTGGATGATAGTATGGTTTGCACCAGAGCCTTGGTTTAATAGTATGTATCAAATGCTTACTGAAGTAGGCTTCCAAACAACTCGTATGTGTGGCATCTGGACTAAACCCTCAGGTCAATGCAATCAGCCTGAAACTCGCCTCGCCAATTCTTACGAAATGTTCTTCTATGCTTGGAAGGGACAACCTGCACTGAACAAACAAGGCCGTTCAAATATTTTCAATACTCCTCCAGTCCCTTCCCAACAAAAGACTCATCCAACTGAGCGGCCGATAGAGCTGATGAAAGAACTCTACGATACCTTTGCCTTCCCTGGCTCACGTGTACTTATACCTTTTCTTGGCTCAGGCAATGGACTTCTTGCGGCACATCAACTTGGAATGGAAGCACTGGGGTTTGAGCTTAGTAAGAGTTATAGAGATAGTTTTCTTGTTAAACTTAATGGATTAAAGTAATGATATACACTAAGAATTTTGAATGCCAGGGATTATTATGCCATCCTACATTGTTAGCTAGGAATGCTGATAAAGTTCATAATTTATATATTAATATCTGTACTGCTAATTCAGAAGATGAAATCCACTGGAATCTTCCACCTGGGTGGTATACTATAAATAATAAATTACATTGTCCAAGATGTTTTAAAGAGGCAACAAAAGATAAATAAATAATTTATATATCTAATGGAATGAAGTATGACTTTCTATCAATGGATAATATGGAAAATAGGTAAGCGATCTAAGAAGATAAGACTCTGGTACTGGAAGCATCATGGAAGTAGATATCTATGGGGAATATTTAGATATATACATGATCATGATGGAGATTGGCCAGATAAATAAATAATTTATATATCTGATTGGAGGAATGAGATGGAACCAGTATACGTAATAATAGCATTAATAGTTGGATTTATCCTGGGATTTATATCAGGAATGAGAACATGAGAAGTACCTACGTCCCACCTTCCGGCAACAAGCAAGCGGCCCTCGCAATCTGCGGTGAACAGCCTGGACTCCAAGAAATTCGTGGAACTCCTCCTCGTCCTTTCATAGGTCCTGCTGGCCAAGGCCTAGATGAATGTCTTGCAATGGCTAAGATCAATCGACATGATCTTTACCTAACCAATGTAATCAAGGACCTTGATAAGCCATTAGCAAGTTACATTAGCATCAACTACAAACGTCAGAACTGGTCGATCAGTGAAGAAGGCTGGATCTACATCAACGAACTTCGTGACGAACTCAAATCAATGCCTACTCTCAACTGCGTTGTAGCAACTGGAGCAATTCCTTTAGTTGCACTCTGTTCACGAGTTGGTATTGGTAAGTGGCATAGTTCTGTTCTTGAAAGTACATTAGTTCCAGGGTTGAAAGTAGTTCCTACATTTCATCCAGCTACCTTCATCCCTCCCAAATTTAACTTCTTAAACAAACCTCAGATCACTGAGGATTTATTGAGGGCGAAGAATGAATCAGGATATAGAGAAATTAGAAGACTTGGCCGTAAAACTATTGTCAAACCTACTTTCCAGCAGGCAGTCGACTGCTTACAATATTGTCTGCAAGTCGGAAGAGGGGGCCAAACAATTGATCTTGATATTGAAGTCATTAATGGGGAACTCGACTGCATTGCCTTTGCATATAAACAAACGAGTAGTATATGTATCCCCTTTAGAGATCAAAGAGGAGACTACTTCACTATTGAACAAGAGTATAGAATTATGCAACTCATTTCTGAACTTTTGCAAGATGCTTCGATTGCAAAACGAGGTGCAAACTTTATCTTCGACACCCAGTTCCTCTTCCACAAGTACGGAATCGAGCCACGAGGAGAACTCCACTGCACTCAAATAGCACAAAAGATCTCCTTCCCTGACCTCCCCGCTGGCCTTGATCAAGTATGTCGACAATATACTGACGTTCCATACTACAAAGAAGACGGCAAACAATGGATGAAGATGGGCACTGGCACATGGGAGGAATGGTGGAACTATAACGGCATGGATGTTATGGTTCCTAATGAAGCTCATCCTAAGCAAATAGAAGAATTGAAAAAGCAAGGTAACATTGAAACTTATGAACGACAGAGGAAACTTCAGTATCCTCTTATCTACATGGGTGAACGAGGTATTCGTGTAGATGTTCAAGGAATGCTTGATTATAGAATTGAGCAAGACAAAATATTAGAATCTCTTGTCGCTGAAATTCGTGAGGAATGTGGCAATCCTAACTTCAACCCTAACTCAACTCAACAAACGATGGATTATCTTTATCGTGAACTTAAACTAAAAGCATATAAAAAGAAGAACACAAAAAATGAGTGGGTTGAAACCTCTGACGTTGACGCACTCAAACGGGTCTACAGACTCAATGGAAAAGGAAGTCACTTTGCACGACTGATGCTTGACCATCGTTCTCTTGCAAAGCGTATATCAACTTATTTGAATATAGGAAAGGTGGATAAAGATGGAAGATATAGAAGTTCGTATAAACCAGTCGGAGCTGAGACTGGAAGACTCTCAAGTGGTAAGACGATATTTGGGACAGGTGGAAATCAACAAAACTGGCCGCATGATCTCCTTCGATTTTTCCTTTTCGATGAAGGATATGTTGGATATTCCATTGACCTCTCTCAGATTGAAAACAGGATTGTTGCATATGTTGGAGGAGTTATTAGCCAGATCGAGGCCTTTGAGTCAGGAATCGATCTACATACCCTCACCGCCTCAGTAATCTTCAACAAACCTTATGATCAGATCTCAAAGGAAGATGGATCATCAACCCTTGGTGATGGTAGACAGAGTGAAAGGTATTGGGGAAAGAAAGGAAATCATGGAATTAACTATGATGAATCCTATAAGAAATTCGCCCTCGTAAATGAAATGACTGAAACCGAAGCAAAGCGAATCCTTGAATCCATTCACCGTGGTTATCCTGAGATCCGCAATGGCTATCATCAACTAATCCAGAACATGCTAATCAGAGAGCGTCGCTATATAACCAACCTCTTCGGTCGTCGTCGCTTGTTCCTTGGTCCTATTATCCCTTCTCAAACCGTACGCATGAGTGACTGTCGTAATACTTATCGTGAAGGTTATGCACAACTTCCTCAAAGTACTACTGCTGACAAGATCAATGAACAAGGAGTTGAGTATATCTATTACAACCAAGATAAGTTTGGCCCTATTGAATTATTGACCCAGATTCATGACTCAGTTGTGTTTCAAATACCATTGTCAATACCGTGGATTGAACACGCCAGAATGATCCTGGACATCAAATCATCATTGGAAACGCCATTGATATGGCATGAGCGGGAAATACCGACACCGGCTGATATTGCGATCGGCTGGAATATGTGTAAGGATGAGATGGTTGAGATTAAAAGTAAAGATGTTAAACCAAATCCTGAATCATTTGCACAGCAACTTCAGGATACTTGGAGAAAGTTAGAGGAGAAGAGAAATGAGTTATGAAAGTCATAAGAGATGGAGACTAAATAATCCAGAAGGTAGAAATAAGGAAAGAAAAAATAACTACAAAAAGACCCAGGGAAAAGACAAAAATGCTCTTAATAGATGTAGGTGGTCTGAGGAAGAATGCCATCTAATACTAGTAAGAAAAGGCATGAATGATAGACAATTACATAAATTGTTAGGTAGATCAGTTCAAGCTATTCAAGTCAAGAGAACTAAATTAATAGGAAATAAGAATGATCCAATACATAATTAAACTAATTCTCTTCTTAGCCAGACGAAATGGTCTAACCAATGATCTTCATTGGCAAGAATACAATCGTATTCTATACAATACAAAAAGATCTATTTGCGTAGAACTTGAAAAATATTATAAGATGAAAGGATAACTACAATGAATAAAGTATTAGAACAAGTTAAAGAATTTCATAAGACATTTAATTATCCTATAAATATCAAGCCTACACTTGAAGATAAATTTCAACAAGATTTAAGAGTAAGATTAATTCAAGAAGAATTAGATGAATTAAAGGAAGCTATAATTAAAAAAGATATCGTAAAAGTAGCAGATGCTTTAGGAGATTTATTATATGTAGTTTATGGAGCAGCTATTACTTTTGGAATAGATATAGGTATTGTATTTGATGAGATACATAGATCCAATATGACTAAAGTAGGAGGATATAAAAGAAATGATGGTAAGTGGATTAAACCAAGTACATACACTCCTCCAAATATAAAAGGTATTATTGATTATCAGATGAATAAATAATTTATACATCTAGGAAAGACTACTTATGCAATTTAATGAACTACTACTTAAAATGATAGAATATATAGATAATATGTCTGATGAAGAACTTCATAAAGCCATTTCTGATATATTTGATAAAGAAGAAATACATACTCCATTTGGAACTCTTATTTTATATAAAAGAAAATCACTACAGGAATAATTTATGCAACTCACTCGGCATCTCCCAAACTGGCTCGACGCCTTTATGAAATATACTGACAATGTTGAAACAGCCTCTATCTACCGCAAATGGGTAGGTATCCTTTGCCTCTCAAGTGCACTCCAAAGAAAGGTAAAAGTAGAATGGGGAGTATCCCTTACCTTCTACCCTAACTTCTACATCATCCTCGTTGGTAAAAGTGCTGCAGGTAAAGGCACTGCGATGCGACCTGGCTTTGACATCCTTAGTTGCATCTCAAACATCCGCACTGCACCACAGGCTACTTCTCTTCAATCTCTAATTAGTCAAATGCAGAATAATAATCATGCTGATATCGACACTGAGGGAAACCAATACTGGCATTCTTCCCTAACGGTTTTCTCAGAAGAGTTCACCGTCTTCTTGGGCTATAAGAACAATGACCTTATTTCAACCCTCTGTAATTGGTACGACTGTGAAGACAATTGGTCTTACACAACTATCAAACGTGACAGGGAACAAGTCCGTGGAGTGTGGTTATCTATAATGGGAGGTACTACACCTGATCTTATTCGTACTTCCCTCCCACCTGATTCCATTGGAGGTGGTTTAACTTCACGAATTATCTTTGTCTATGCTGAAAAGGCAGATGATATTTCTATATTTCCAACTGAGACAATTGAACAAAAGTCATTGTTCGAAGCCCTTGTTCATGACTTAGAATCAATCTCACTTCTCAGTGGCTCTTTTCAATGGACTCAGGGATTTATGGACTTATGGGCAGACTGGCGTCGGACTGACTTCGACAATCCTCCATTTCATGATCCTAAGTTTGATGGTTACTGTGGACGGAGGAAGGTTCATCTAATGAAACTAGCAATGATTATGTCTGTTTCAAGAGAGCCAAAGGAACAGGGTGATTTGATCCTAACCAAGGACGACCTTGAACAAGCGATCAAATATCTTGAAGAAGTAGAAGTTCAAATGGCTATGACATTTCGCGGAGTCGGTAAGAGTGACATCAGTGATCTTATTTTCAGGGCCAATACCTTCTTCATCACAGCCCAGACAAATGAGATGGAATACAAGCAGTTTGCTAAATTCTTCGAGGCAGACGCTGATAAACTTATGATGGATAGAATCACTGCGACGCTTGAAGCAACTGGATTGATTAAGTTAATTCAAAGACCTCAGGCTGATACTTTAATAAAAATTAATAAGTGAGGTAAATCATGAGAGATCCAATAAAGATTATGAATATGTTATGTATACACTTAAGTAGACGAGGTATAGGAAATACTACAGCTATGATAGAAGGAGCTAAAAATGTATCTTCTATTATACTAGCTCATACACAGGCTGAATCTATGATGATAGCAAAATCTTGTGGACGTAAAGAAAAAGATAATCTATGTTATGGACTTGAAGATGCTATAGAATATGGTAAGCTTTTAGGTACTGACATTCCTATATTAATAGATCATCATGCACTAGTTGTGGGCATTCAGGAAATATTACATGACTATTATCGTATAAAAGAATTATTTGAAAAGTCTCAAGCAGATGCTTTGATTAAGATAAATAAATAATTTATATATCTTATTAACTTAAAACAAAGGAGAAATAAAATGATCTTAGTAAAACCAAGTTATCAAATTTTAGCTTTACATGGAATAGCTGAAGGAGAAATAGGAAGTAAAATTTTAGAATTAATAGAACAGGCTGGAAGAACTTGTTATAAATCTGAATCTCTTATAACAAAAGATTCGGCAAAGAATTTTGTTGAAAGTATTCTCAAACGTGGTCATGAATCTGTTATTGAACATTCTTATATGTCAGTAAGAATGATAGTTGATCGTGGAGTTACTCATGAGATTGTAAGACATAGACTTTGTGCATTTAGTCAGGAATCAACAAGGTATGTAAATTATAAAGGTGGATGTACTTTTGTTATTCCGCCTTGGATAGTTTTAGACGAAGGAGAATATAAAAATATAGATTCATTTGAACATTGGCAAGTATATGAAACTGGAAAGATGGATTGGATATTAGCTATGCTTGACTCTGAAGAAAGATATCAAAATCTGATTAAGGAAGATTGGACTCCTCAACAAGCTCGTTCAGTCCTTCCTAACTCAACTAAAACAGAAATAGTATGGAGTGCTAATCTTCGTGAATGGAGACATATACTTAAACTACGTTGTGACAAAGCAGCTCATCCACAAATGCAGGAAATTATGAGACCTTTACTTGATGAATGTAAGATACTTATTCCCGTTATCTTTGATGATATAAGTTATTAGATACATAAAAAATTTATACATCTATTCCTTCTCCAACTGCTTCCTAACCTCAGCTCGAAACTCTGGAGAGATTACCCCCTTGGCCTTAGCCACAATCCCATACTCTCTCCAGAGTTGGCTCCTTTCTTTTTCATCTGCTGATCTTAATCTATCAGCAAACACTTTTGCTTTTGCCTCAAGTCTTAGCCCTTTCATTCTTCTCCAGAAAGATTTTTCAGGGAGAGTTTTAATCGCCTCCTCAAACCTCAGTCGATCTATGAGACGATCATAGGTATCTTTATCCTTGTAACTTCTTGCCTCTTTATCTAAATCCCCTCTCTCAATCCCCTCTCCATAAAGAAAGGCATCTACCTTAATATCAAAATTTCTATTCTGTACAAACTCTTCAAGTACTTTCTCTTCCTGTGCCTTATCTATCTTCTCTCCATATTTACTATATGGATTAGTGACACCTATAAACCTTTTAAATACTGGAGTCTGACTAAGCACCATCGCCAGATGTTCTTCCTTATTCCTCTTAGGCATATCACCTAACAGTTCATCATACCCTGCTCCAAGTAAATAAGACCATACTGTTCCTTGAGTAACAAGTTCACCAACTGCATACCTTAATCTTTCAGGACTAAGTCCTGTCACCTGTCCTACATCAACAAAGGCTTGGGGAGTCTTCCTTGTATATTCTTCCCTTGAATAAGGATAACTAAATGGATCAGATCCTCTCCATATATCTTCATTTCTCCAGAAATCCCTATTAGTCATATAACCAAGAGCACCACTAAGAGTTGGTGGTAGTGATCCTACATTAGCAGGACTTAACTCACCCAGTGCCTTAACAGTATTTTCAATATCAACTTCATTTCCAAGCCACTTATCTGTACTAGCCTCAAAAAACTTCTTAAAAAATCTCTGACTTGGATCTAAAGGAATCTTAATATAAGGATACCTTTGCTGTCCTTCTGAATCCACAAAGCCAAATTCATCTCCAAGGGGTATCACTATATTATTAGTCATATCAATACTACCTTGAAGATTCTTCTTAGTCTCAGGGGCTCTTGAATCCATTGCTAAGTAAATACCAGTAACAAGTGCAGCAAACTGTGATAGCTTATAACTTGACTCAACAGGATTATCTCTGAATGATCTAAGCAATCCTCTAGTTCCCTGAATACTTGCATTGAGATAAGGCATTGCATTGTCAAGGGCCTTTGCAATACTTCCCCCCTGTCCAAAGTCCATATAGTCACGAGCAATGAAAGTTGCTTCCTCTGCACTTTTACCTTGTCTCAATGCCCTTTCTCTAATTGCAAGCCTTGTTAATATCTCACTTGTCTCACCAAAGTATCCTAGAAAGTTTTCAACCCTATCAAGTGGTCCTTCAAGATGTCTACCTCTTTGGAGTATTCTTCCTTGATGCACCATGAACTCCATGCCACCACCTTGATTAATATAGTCTTCATATCGTCCCTTTCTTAACAGTGCATCTGTGAATACTGATCCAAGGTCTCTTGTTATCTGTAGTGGAAACACTGGTGCATGTGGACTATAAACTGGCTTCCACTGTCCATTCTCCCAACTCCTTGCAGTGAACCAAGTGTGCATAACATCTCTTGGTAAATTAGCTACTGCAAATCCCCAGTTGATTCCAGTGGCAAAGGTTCTCAATACCTGTGAACCAAAAGCATACCTAATCAACTGGCTCATCTTGTAACTCATTTCAGGATTATTAATAATCCATTCTTTACTCAGCTCAGGACTTAAATAAATAGCCTTTCTCTCACCCTTATCATAAACAAAGATCCTATCCCATCCACTAGGAATATCATTCTCTGATCTAGGTAATTTAGTATATTTATGTGAAGTATCTTTAGATATAAAATCATTAAGTCTTTCTGACTGTGCACTATTCATATTACTATTTTCAAATTCTTTAAATTCTTCTATTTTATTATCTATAAATATTTCTCTTGATTTTCCACTTTTATCTTTATATCTAACTTTATAATATCCTTCTTTTGATTCTTCAGTTCTCTTAACTCTTACAAAAGGATTCTCTTTATCTCTTCTTGCAAGATTAAGCAAATTCTTATTTGCTTCATTCTTAAATATTCTTCCATAAGATCTATTAAAAACCTCCAGTGCCATTACTTCACTTGAAGGCTCAAATACATCTGTAGCTTTACCTCTTGCAAGTGCTTGAATTCCAGAGTCATAGACTGTCAATCTTTTCTTCCCAAGCTTTCCTTCATATCTTTTATCAAAAATATCTACCAGTTTCAACTTTCGATAATTATGACTTGATAAATCAGCGAACTCCTGCTCAGAAATAATTCCTGAATCCAGCATATCCTTCAACGGCTTCTTCATCCATTCAAAGTAAGCTGCTGCCCTATTATGCATATCAGCTACTTGCTCTGGACTGAGTTTCTCTAGATCCCCAAGCAGCTCGATGTAAGCAATACTATCTTCCAATGGATGATCTTTAAAATACTTAAATTGTTTAGGAGTCTTATACTTTCCTATATCAGCCATACGATTGTGGAAGATTAAGGTATCAAGGATTCTCTTTTCATTCTTATTAAGCCCACGATAAACTTCCTTCTGCATCTGCTTGAGCATCGCTGCGGAGCGTGAACTTGCACCCTTCGATAGATACATCTTCTGAATAATACTATATCCAATATCACCTAGTCCATCAAGAAGTTTTTTTCTTATATTACCAGAGCGGTCAACGAAGGATCTTACAAGCTCTTCCTTTAGCATCTTCGCTGCCTGCATTGGTTTGAAGGATTTCATTCCTCTCGCTTTGATAATATATTCACGAGCACGCTTAGCTCCACGGACTATTTCCTTTGCTCCTTCACCAACTGCACCACCGATGTCGTAGAGTTTGGTTCCCTCACTAGGCCTCTTCGCCTTCCTAGCCCAACTCGCTGCTTCACTTACCATCTCCCTCCAGTTGTCAAAGTTACTAGGATAATCACTTGACTCCCTGAAATAATCCCTAAGCTCCTCAGCTCTTCCTGCAAACTCACTCAGTGAATCCCTTGCTACTTTTATATCCCCTTCCCCTGTATCAAGCCATCTATTAACATCGTTAATCATCTTGCCTGTAGCCAGCTCAGGATCTTCCTGCCACTTGACTCGGTTATAAAGATCTATTCTTCCTTCTGTTACCTCAGCACTTTCTCTAAATGGAGAATGCTCAGTGTCAAGTTGAAAGGGTTCTCGTTCTTGGATTTCCATGTCGAGGTCTGTATCTGGTTCAGGTTGCTTCTTCAGTCTTTCAATGTCCTTTAACAATAGATCATATTCATCTACTTCTCCCTTTTCCTTAACTACTTGCATCAACTCTTCATTAATATCATACTTACTCGGCTCAGCTTTAAGTGATCCCCTTGAAACAGAACTACCTTTATCAGGACCTTCAATGATCTCATACTGAGTCATATCACCTGCTTCCTCTGAAGACCTTTGAACTTTTATCTTTTCTCCTTTAGGCAGCTTCTCAAACGTCTTATTAATCACCTCATCAGCAATATACTTATTAGCCTGTTTAATCTGCTTAATCCTTCCTCCTGTATTACTCAGATCTTCCTTAATCAAAATTCCATAATCAAGCTTATCCATCATTGCTTTTGCTTGAAGCTCTAACCGAACTTTCTGTGCATCTAAGATCTTCTCCTGCGCTGCCCTGATAGCCTGATCAGGAATCTCTTCAGCTATCTTATACTTTGTTTCAAGATCCTTAGCACCTGCTACTACATCTGAAATATCATTGATAGCCTCTGATCTTCTACCTTTCTGATAGATCTTCCCCATCGCTAGTACACCAGCACCAAAGCCTGCAAACTTGATAACTCCTCTTATATTAGGACTATCTTCAAACCTCTTCCATTCAGAAATGCTATTGGCTGTTCTTGTTAGAACTTCCAGTGGAACCATGATAGCTCTTCCAATCATTTCTGATCCTGGAGTAGCTTCACCAACAAGAGTTCCTAGAGTTTGATCTACTACATGCTCTCTAACAGACTTATTAATCCCTGCTATATCCCCTTCCATTGCATTATAGAGATCTTCCACTGAAGAATCTTTCTTATTTAAAAGAACCTTAGCTCGATCAGGGACTGCTAAGACTCCAAGAACAAATCCTGGAATGGCACTGAAGAAGTCACCTATGCCTCTTGCTGTTTTTCTCAACGGTGCAGGAAGCAGTGCAGCAAATCGACTATGGGTAGGAGTATCTTCAAGGAAGTCAGCTAGACCACTTACAACACTATCAATCTCAGGCTTGAGTTTTTCTACATTAATAAGCTTCTGTTCAGGTCCTTGATTAGGTCTTATTACTTTATTAAGTGCCTGGCCATAAAGAGTATCTTGAAACAGTGGAGTATTGGGATAGCTTCTTGGTACAGTCAATGGCTTTGGTTTAGGTACTTCAACTGGCTTAGGTTCTTCTTTTGGTAACAGATCACCAGCCCAACTATCATCAGCTAGATCTATCGACTCACTTGGAACGTCTTCACCTAAAAGTCCTTCAGTCCAATCAGGATTAGAAACCATATCTTACCTCACTCACCTTTCCATCAGGCCACTTAACTTTCCACACACGAGTTCGACCATCCATAGAGACATCTTCGACCTTTCCACCAGAGGAAGTTATCTTACTTTCAACATACTTTGCTTTTGCAAGTAAGGTCTGTCGTTGAAGTTCCCTGGGATTGTCAGCATAGGTGAATAAACTATTTTGGACTTCCTCTGAAGCTATATGTTTATCCACGTCTTGTGCAAGACCTTTGGGATCAGTGAAGTATTTCCTTGCCTGGATGTCCTCAGTGACTTCCTTCCTTTTCTCAAATTCAGGAAGACTAAGTCCACCTTTAAGTGATGATTGTTCTCTTAGCCAATTATGGTAAGTATCTTCATATCCTTGTCCCCTATCCTTCTGATATTCCTTCCAAGAAATAGGATCTGTAGATATCCATTCTCTAAGAGTTCCATCGAATCCTTGATTATCTCTAGCATATTCATACTCTTTAATGTTTCCAGTCCTAGTATCAACATTCCTTGATTTCTCTGCTGCTGCTAACGCCTGATCAGTCAATGCACCTTTATATATCATATCTACATAATCAGAAATTTTCTTCTGTGCAAGTTGATCTTGAGTCATCTTGAAATTCAGTGCCTGTGAAATCAGCTCTGGAGTCAGTCCAGCTAGATCGACACTGCTAATATCTAGTGGACTGGTCGAAGGGTTTAAGAAAGGATTTCCTTCATCATCTATCATATCACCTTCAAATTTAAACTTACTACCATCCATAGTCATCTTGGAAGTATTATTAGGAGATTGTGCCTGACCAAGCATTTGTTGAAGGAGTTTTACAAAACTCTTGTTTTGAACAGCTTGATTTGTAACAGCATTGACATTAGCTCCTATTGGATTACCTGAGAGTAAGTCACTTCCAGCAGCTGCTAGATACTGAATCAGTAGTGGATTAACTCCTGTATTTGTATTAGGAACATTCCCTGCAGCAGGTACAATATTGCTCGTAGGATTAGGATACAAGGTATCCTGAAAAGGATTAATAACTGCCATCTTTAACCTCCAAATAGATGTATAAAAAATTTATATATCTGATCATAGAAATGCACTACCAGCTCCGAGCAGTCCACCATATACTGCGCCAGCTAAAGTACCTACTATAGGAAATGCACTACCTGCCATCGCCCCTGCAGCTACTCCACTCATAGCTCCACCAATAACACTCTGTGCTGTGGAAGGTCCTTTGGTTCCAGCGGATGCACCAGCTATGGCTGCCAACACATTACAGCCGTACTGAAACACTTCCATATCCCACCTAGCATCCCTATCATCTATATCCATAGTCACGTCGTTTTCTTCTTTCTTTGCGACTATCTTAATCCTATACATCTCAATGATGAATTGAGTTGCTATCTTCTGATATTCAAGTTTAAGTTGAACAATCTTAAGTGCGTCATCTGAAGCTGCTTTAAGATGAAGTTCCGCTGAAAATCTATTCACATTCCTTGCAACCTCAGCTTCAATGTTAGACTGTCCGAGAACAAATGTACTTGAAACAACTGCATTGATATTCTGCATTCCACGTTGAAAGCGAGGAAGAATAGTAGTTGTTAGTCTAGCATTCGCATCAGCTTCATATTCATCTACAACATCATCAACATAGGTATCACTAAGAATATTCGACACAAGAGTATCAAGTGTAGTTCCTGTACTAAGTAATGTTACCAATGCTTGAAGTGTTGCATGAGAAGCTACCATCAATGCAATGTCAGCATCTGGATCATAGGCTGCCTGTGCAGTCCAAGGACTATTACCAACAGCTGCATCCATGAGATCTGTTATGGACGAAGTCATTGTGTCTACACCTGTGTTATCTAACCAATCATTATGAATAGTTTCCATATAGGCTGGGTAGCTAACAGCACCAGATGTTCCACCACCCTTAAAGGACATAAGTCCTATCTTTATATTTCCATCAGCTATTATTGATAGCATGAGAATCTCCTAAATATTAAAAGTAAGATACATAAACCTTGCTTCACCACCAAGTTTCTTTGATAGTTCAATGATCATAGGGACTTCACTATAAGCAACTACTTGTTTACATCCTCTTCCTTTTGCATACTTTTTTAATACCTCAAGACCTTCAGTCCAAGATTCTTTTGCGATGTCTTCGTAGCCGTAGAGGCAGTAAATCAAGAGACTCTTTGTTTTAGAAGGTCTATCATAAAGAAATTCTGTTAATACTACAGCTTCTATCCTTGTCACATCCTCTGTTCTCTTATGTGAGATCCAAACCTCTAATGATCCATCTAAACACCCAGTTAAAATATTCTGCATCTTATCTGGACTCTCTCCTACAATAGGTGGTAGAGATTCTTCAACTGCATACTTTATTATATCCCAGAATTTAGCTATTTGGTCTGGCAAAAGTTTAGTTAACATTACTGTCCTCGTGGAGGAGGAGCATAGACTCCTCGAATTCCTCTTAAATCATTCATCTTATATCTCACCTTTATATATCCAATAGTTGAATTATCATATAGTGGATTGCATCTCAGATGCACTGCAAAGGCATTTCCAACTGCTGTAATTGCACAGATGTTTTGATTGTTAAGGGGTTTATAATTAGTTGTTCCATAAGTATGAATATTGGTATAGTAACTTATTGCAGCTTCTGGAAGATAGCCTAAGAACAAATCAGTCTCGACTCCAACTACTGTCTTCTGTCCTGCATATCCTACATCATAAGGCCATGAGGTTATAGTCTGATAATAACTATCTACTGTACCTGGAAGCATAAAAGTCTCATTATCATTTCTCCAGACTGCACTTGGATGCTGAGGAACTTCTGATAAACCATTAGGTGAAAGAAGAAAGGTCTTGGTACTATTTCCAATGTAGAAGTCCTTATATTTTTTATCATAAGAAACAATAATATCTTCTCCATCCAGTTCCTCCATCCATCTTTCATAACCAAGTTCTTCGATTCCTTTTTCAGTAACTCGTCTAAGAATATTATCTTCACCTACATAGACTTGTTGATTAAGATCTCCATCCATAGCTCCTTGATTCTTAATCCCTACATCACTAAGCTCCACAAATCCAAATGTAGGAACAGGATCAACTGTTGGGACTAAGAAGACTATTCCCTTATCAGAATATCCAACTACTCTATCTCTTAGTCTTCTCACATGCTTAACATTTCCTCCATAAGGATCACGTCTATAACCAGCAGTGTTTTCATTATTAGGAGTAAAATCAACTTCTCCAATCTTTGACCAGCAATAGAATGTTTCATCACAGTCATGCCAAGTAGTTGTAACTCCTCCTCCAACTACCTGACCTTTGAAATTACAGATAGTCCTCATCAGTGGAACTGTAGCTGTCTCAACTGAAGCATTCCAGGCTCCAAGGACATTCCAATAGATCATTGCCACTCCATTCATCATGATAGCATACTCACCAAAGTCTGCTACTTCCATCAGAGTTCCATAGGAACCAAAGGTAAGAACATCTATATCAAATACATGATTGATGGTAGCATGATTATCACTGACTTCATAAACCTTGTCAGCATGATCTGTTATATTATCTCTGATGATTAAGAAGTTATACCTTTCACCAGTAACATACTGTGGAAAGGGCCAACTGTAGACAAGGGTTCCTAAGACTATAGGATTATCCTTAGTCTCATATTTCTCAGGTCCTGCCTTTCCAAGTCTCCAGCCAAGAAATTCGTTTAAATAAGGAGAATTAAATGGAGTTGCTTTGAATGGACTAAGTCCATTTCGAAGGGCTTCGTCTATTGTCAGTTCAAACTCACGCATTGAGGTTTACTCCGAATTTAGAAGCTCTTAAATCAATAAAAGATCCATTAGCAGCTGAATGATGACCTTTGTCAGCATTAGCATAGAGGGCCTTTAAATATTCTTTTGGGTGCTTGCTATGACCAACTACTTCACCTGTATCTTTTTTAATCACAGTATTTCCTTTGATTTTATAAGGCATTTTCATTTACCTCCTCAAGGAAAAGTTTCTTTACTGAAGTATCTTTTATATCAGGAATCCACTGCATTGCTATCCAACATTCATCTATTTGATCTTCAGGATGGACTGCAAGATGGATAGTTAATCTATCTCCTGACTGAATCTTTAATTCAGGTTCAATGATAAGATCTCTTCTAGCCATTGAATACTGTTTAGACTCTCCATCAATATCATTTTCAACTTTTATAATAATCACTGCATTATTCTTAGGCTTCGAAGATAGATAGACTTTAACCTTATTAATAACTCCAGAGCCTATAAACATATACTTCAGTATATCTCCATTAGCTCCTCCAGTAACACAACAGGAGACTGGAACAGGAGTAACAATAGCCTTGGCAACAGTCCTTTGTCTTCTAGCAATTCGTCTCTTAACTCTTTCTTGACTATCCATCTCACCCTCCCATCTCATTTACTTCCGCAATAAGTTCTTCAACCAGATCCATCCCTAGTTGAGTGTCATACTTCTCAATAGCATTATCCCAGTCATTGACTCCCTGAGTATTCCTATTAAACACTTCCATCATTCGCTGAGCTGCCATGATAAGAAGCCCTGGATTACTAACTGACCAGTAGTTTTCATCAGTCTCATTAACTAACTCAGGAGTATAAAAAAGTCCCTTGATCTCAATTGAGATCTTTTCATCAGTAGGTCCATCAAAAATCACTGAGTTATATTCTGGATTAGGCCCTGTGGGAACATCTAGCCAACCCACAAAGGTTTCCAAATCTGCAGGAGTAGCATCACCTGGAACGTAGCGAGTTATGGTAGGTGAATAATAAGCAATAGTTCCAGAGTCTCTTTCACTGGGAAGAGATGTTAAGTAAGCTGCAATTAGGTCCTGTAAGTCTTTCTTCTCAAGCTGCCAACGTGCAGTAGTTGAGGCGGCCCAGACCTCCTTAATTGCTCTACAATAAGGAAAGGTAGCAGAGAATCCACCTATCTCAACAAACCTGAAACATGAGGCCCAGGATTTCTTTGTTTCATTCAGACGGTCAAGATGTTTCTGGCCTTCATAAATAAAGAAGTCTGCTCCATTATCAGTATAGTCATCTCCTGGAGCATCTGTTACCAGATCAAACCTTCCAGAAAGATCTATTAACTTTGTTCTTAATTGAAGTAAGTTCATCTGCTACCTCAAAGATAAATAAAAAATTTATATATCTGGGAGACCTTCCAGCCTCCCAGAGTTAAGATTAAGCATTCTGGTTGAATCCATTCAACACAGCACATTTCTCTGACAGTCCAAACTCAAGACCGCACTCAGTCAACCACTCCTCATTTGTGCCATCAACCCGACGCTGGCCATAGCCCTCAGGATGCTGCTTGGAGCTTGATTCGCCATAGAAAGCAGTATCATCAATGTAGCGATATTCAAGTTCCTTTGGTTCCAGAACAACCATCATATTCCTGGTTGTAGCATCATAAGAGAATAGTGGATGAGTTTTCATATTGAGAACACCAAAAGGAGTCCTCCACTGCATGATTTCCATGCCATAGGTTTTCTGTGCTGGAGCAAGGTTAATCTGTCCACCTGCCATTGCTAGACGATCAATACCAAGAAGAACACCAGAACCGACGAAGGCCAGTTTCTCACTCGCACCGTAACGGAAGATCTGTTCAAGGATTGTCTTAAACCAGGTCTCACCACCTGTCACCCAGGTCTGGCCAGTGTAGGTAGCATTCAGTGTATAATCGTCACAGTTCGCTGCAGCATAAGTTCGAATAAAGTTAATCGCTCCCATTGTGGTACGCTCAGGCTTTCCATTCTCACCTGTGTTCTCAGTTGCAATTCCCCAGAAGTAAGCCAGTTCCATTTCCCAGGAGTGCATCTCAAGAGCCTCAGCCTTGGCCTTCTGATACTGATCCCCAGTGCGAAGCCGTGTCTTTCGAGCAGTACGAGTGATGGAAAGAGGAGTCCTGAATATCTGAGTATAGTTCCTTACCTTGGTAGGATTCAGAGCTATTGAATCAGGCATCTCAGCACCCTCAGAATTGATATTACCTACGATCTTAAAGGTATCACAATCAGAGAGATCATGAGTAGGTGAATTATCATCAGCTTCGAGAAGTTTACAGGCATAGAGTTCATAACCTGTCCCACGATAAACCTCAGTCACCTTCGCATTGACATCTACACGATAGTCAGAAGCATCACGAAGAAGGATCTGATGACCTTTACGAACTCGTTTAAAGATTGCAGTAGTGTTAGTTCGAACAAATAGAATATCTCCAGCTACACCACCAGCTACATATGGCACAGTCATATCAGCCACAGTCCAGATTCCTGCTACAGCTCCATCAACAGAACCCATTGCCTGCGTCCACCAGTTGAATTCTGGATCGTCTACTGATGTAGATCCCATCATAGACAGCATTGCTGTCAGTGGTGCAGAGCCATTTGGATACAGTTTGAGAATCTTCTGTCTCCAGTTAAGGGGCCTCTGGTTGGCAACCCAGTCCCCATTTCCACGCATTCCAAGAAACATAATTAGTTCCTCCTATACAAAAGATATATAAAAAATTTATATATCTGTTAAAGGTTTAATAGTAAGCAGGCCATCCCTCGATGTCATGTCCAGACATCCAGCGGAGACCGTCAGAGTAAAGCAATGCACTGTCACACTTTGCATTCATTACTATATCACCAGGCCAACATTCTGAATCATCAAGATCAGCAATGGTTATAGTGTTAACACCATCTGCCGTTCGTGCTACTATTGAATACCATCTACCTTTGGCTTCAGCCACAGGTGGAAGATATACTGTAAAGGCACCAGTAGCTCCAGTGGCAGCAGGACGCATAACATAGTCAAGGGGTGTCATATAGTAATCAGCCCCTGGATCATGATATTTGTCTACTACTTCCTTATCATGCTCAGCACCACGATCTTCTAAAGCCATAATTTAATTCCTCCAGTTAAGTTAAATTGTTATAGCCCAAGAGCCGCATCCATAGCATCCATTTCTTTCTGCATCTGGGTTAGGTCGGGCGGTTGTTGTCCTCTTGCACCCTTCTTCACTCCAGGAAGATTAGGTGGAGGAGGGTCGTCTTCTTTCTTTACTTCTTTCTTCAATCCAAGTCGTCTACGGACTTCCACTGCTGTTAAACCCATCACCTCATCCATTTTCTTGTCAGGATTAGCTGCAGCTAGTTCTCCATAGACAGTCGCAACAGAAGTTTTCCAGTTTTCAAGATCAGGATTGTCTTTGTAGAATTTATTTCTTGCAGCTGCTACCTGAGCATTCACTGCTACATTATTCTTCACGATGTCAGGCATAGACTTAACCACACTCTCCATTGCACTTTTGATTTCAGCTCGGTAGGCAGTCCGAGAGTCAAGCATTCCTTGTTTATAGATCTTATTTAAAAGACTATTGAAAACCTTAGGATCGTCTCTCAGAGTCTCCAAATCAAGATCAGCTATAAAATCCTGGTCAGCAAGAGGCTTATCCGCAGGAGGTTCAGGTTCAGGCTCTGGAGCTGGTACTGGAGCTGGTTCAGCAGACTTACCTAATTTTTCAATCTGCTCCCTCAACATCCTAATCTCAACATCCTTTGGATCTTCCACTGGAGGAGGATCTGCAGGAGGTTCCTCTGGAGGCGGTGGATCTTGAGGAGGATCCTGTGGCGGATCTTCCGGAGGTGGAGGATCGGCTGGTGGTTCCTCAGGTTGTCCTACTGGTTCCTCTAAGGCTGCTGTCATTGCATCTAATTCGTTTAATAGTTCATCAGACATTTTAATTCTCCTTTCAATTTAGATGGATAAAAAATTTATATATCTATTTCACCGCTGTAGTGCGGAAAAGTTCTTTCCAATATCCATGAGTAGTTCCACCATCTCCATCTATGTTCATCAGTGCAATGACATCACCTGCTGAAGGTGAATAAGCTGAGCCTGCTGGTAAGTGGTTGAGATAGAAAGTTCCATTGGCTTTTGTTGCGGAGTCTGTGAAGTCTATATTGCTATCCATAAAGATAAATATCTTCACCTGACCTTCAGTGCCACCAAGAATAGTTGCAATGGTAGCAGCTCCACCACCTGTAGTTTTCACTATCTCAAGTGAATAATCATCAAGTTCGGAGCCTATTGAAAGTGAAGTATCACCAACTGTTATTGTTAGATCAGTAAATCCTACACTTCCATCACCTGAAAGGGCATTAATAGCTGCACGTGTTTCCCTGAGGTATCCAGGAATTTCACTATTTAATGCACTATCACTCGGTTTCGTTGCGTCCAGAGTCATCTTCTTTTTCCTCCTTAAGATTTAAAAGAATGTCAAGAATTATCTTGAATCTCTCAGATGCTTCCTTGCATCCCTTCACATATCCATGAAGAGCGAGACCAGCACCTGAGTTCATGTTTCCATCTATTATGTCACCAGTTATTTCATGAGGATTTTTTAATGAAGATATCCAAGTGTCTATTTCATCAAGGATGTCTTGCCAAAGTAAAGATTCCTTAAACTCCTCAATGCTTGTCTTTGTAGACCTTATCATTAAAAAGCCTCCGATGTTGGAACTATGTTTCCTGCCTCAGCCTGACGAAGCACTTGCTCATCATCCATTCCTTGTGGTTGAAGTCTATTAGCATTTCGCTTAAAGTCCTCAACATTCTTTGCACCAAGTTGAGTTGCTATATACATGAAGATTCGGGTGATGTCAAAGTCTTTGTATAGTCCTTCGTTACCAGCTATAATTTGAAATAGTTGAACCCATAATTCGCTAAAGTTTCCACCAGGAATCGATCCATCCCTTACTAGCATGTCATATGAAATAGCCATGTCAAGAGGACTGACTCGCCTACGGTCTGAGTCCCAACCGAATTGTCGACGTAGTTTCTCTTCATTCCTTCCAGTGATCTTAACAAAAGTATCCTGGGTCATATATTGCTGAGTATGCACAGCGAGCATAGTTCCTATGTCTTGCATGAACTGCATTCCAACTAGCATTGCTATTCGTTGAAGGCCTGAAACAGCACTCGCACGGGTTCCTTGAAATTCACCCTTTGTTAGTCGCTCAGGACCACCAGTGCGAAGGGTTCCTGATAGTGATGAATCAGTTTTAGATATCCTATCCATCCACTGAGTTATATATGCTGTATCAGAAATATTAGCCCTTGTTATATCACTTACCTGTAGCTGTTGAATAACCTTATCGACTCCATGTCCCCAGGCAGGACGACGAAGTCTGATAAGTTTACCAGCTCCTGGATCTTTCACATCATTAATATTAACAAGATAAGGGTCAACTATAAACATATCATTGATAGCTTTTCGAACATTAGCTATGTGTGAATTAAAGAGCCAATCAAGAACTCCTTGAAGTCCCTTGAGAATCTCCAACCTTGAAATAGGAGTCATCGAATAACCATCAAATTCACTAGATGCAACTGCCATAGGATACATTCCATGATGATGGTTAGCCTTTTCAGCTTTAATAATTAGATCATCTGCAGCCAATTTAAAGAACCATTTCTCAGGGTATTCACCAGGGCCTAATTTCCATTCTTTTGGAATTAGAGTTACATAAAGATTAATTACATCAACAGGATTGATTGAACTGGAGAGAATTCCCTGACGACCTGATTTACTTGAACCTCCTGCCTTTTGCTCCCTCTGTGATTGATCAACTGCAAGGGCTGATCTTTTGTCACGATTTCCTTCAAGATACTTTACATTGAACAGACCTTGATTATTTCCTTCTTGGGATAATAGATTCATATAATTATCTCTTTCAATCCAACCACAGAACTCCCCTTTTTGAGTCTGATGGATTGAGTAAGAAGGATCAAGAAGAATTAAATAAGGATCTATATTCTCCAGTGCATTACCTTCGAAGAGAAGACTGTCAACCCAATTCACTTGCTCTTCAGTCGATGAACTTCCTGCTTCATCTTCTGTAATAATAGAAGATTTAATAGGCTTCTTTCCATATCTTTTTTCCCAAGTAGGTACTCCAGCTCCAAGACCGTAGACAAAGTTATCTCGTAAGACAGTGTGGACTGCAAGAGGAACTTTGGTCTTAATGCAGTGGAGTCGAATAACTAGCTCCATCAGCATTGCACCTATTGTATCATCATCTTCAACTCCCTCATATTGAAACATAGGATCTTGAAAGAATGCAGCTGACATATAAGTAAGAAGGGATTCAAGATTACTGTAGGAATAAGGAAAGATAATAGACACTGGTTTGTTAGGATCTTTATCTTTGATAGCCTCTTCCTTGTCACTCAGACTAATATAAGTAGTAAGTATCTGATCTACTTCATTCCAGGAACTGAAGCGCTTAGAAATTTCCTTATTCGCCTCATTAGCCCGTTGCCAGATCTTATTACGAACTTCTCGATGAAGGTCTGAGTTTGGATCTAGATTAAGCTCATAAGGATAATCATAATCATGATGCTTATCCCTATAATCAAATCCTGCTGAGTCCCCTGAATCACCTTGTACAATGTAGGGCATTTAATTACCTCTATTTAGTTCCTATTTGTCTACTTCCCACTGTATCAATAGGAAAATGAAAATCAACTTCCAATATCATAGGCTGCTCACCTGGAACTGCAGAAGACCAAGTATCATCAGCTCCAGTATCAGTACGAGTTAAGTTACATATTAACATAGATGAAATAGTCTTTCCAGTACCAGTTATTGTTACAGCTGGAGTTTTTTGATGTTTGTAATCAGTACCATCACAGGCATCTGAAAGATCAGCTGTTACCATAGCTCCAAATGTTCCATCTATATTTGCCCAGGTATATTGAACTTTCCAACCTACAGTATTTCCATTTTCAGCCACTCCCCAAGGCCCTGGAGTCCAATGAAGATGAACAGATATATCTTCCCCTTGTTTATAAGTATGGGGAAGCTGAGCAGTGAACGAGACTATGTCATTCTTAGCAAATTCCCATAAGTATGTAGTAGTTCCAGCTCCAGGAGTTATTGCCTGGATTGCAGGATCAGATGCTCCAACTCTATCAAATGATCCTGGAACTATTCTAAGATCATCCCAAAGGGATTGAACCATCCTTAATGTTTTATTAGCACCGCAGTCAAGATCTAAATCGGCTACAGCTTTTGAAAGGTTTCCTGAGTCATCTAAGAATAAAGAAGAGCCCTGAATCTTTCTAGCTCCACCATCTCCACGGACTATTGCATTATCAGCAATTACTGCATCTGCAGAGGTTACATTGCCTAGAGTAGGTAGTTGATCAAGTCTAATAGCATGAGCAGGCTGTGTAGCTGTACCAGTGTTTATAGGTATACTATCAGTATCAATGGCCTCTGAATAATCTCCATCATCGAACTGAAAGGCATCTACATTTGCACCAACTCTTACTTTCTTAAGTGCCATAATTTCCTATAAATTAATCGCATACATTGCCTATAGAAGACGAAGAATATAATACTTGATCAATTATATATTCATATTCGCTTGAGGCAGAAGAAGTTGTAAAACCAATCAGATCAAAGACATCTGTGTAATTAAAGTCAGATTTCGAGATAGTTGCAGATCCTGGTTCAGTAGTATCTGTAGATAACTTAAGCCATCCTATTGCATCATTTCCAGCCCCTGACTTAAAATAAGCCCAGACATGATACCATGTTCCTGGAGTCAATGCTCCAGTTGCACTAGAACTTTCTGCCCCAACATTACACCCTATGTATAATTGACCACTACTATTAATAAGAATAGTCATATTATCAGTGATCGTATCTTCCCATAGACTCATACAATCAGCATATTCAATATCAGGAGCTGTAACTAACTTAATCATAAAATGTATGTAGATTTCAGAAGGCGCTGATCTTCCTCCAAAATTCATATCTACAAGATTAAATGATCCCTCTGTTCCATTATTTATTCTAAAACTCTGAGATCCTCTACCAGGACCTGTGGCATAGTCTAAGTCCGCTACACATCCAACACATCCAGGAGCATTCGAATCTATAACCCAATCAACAGTACCAGCATCTCCATAATCACCATAGGTTTCACTATTATCAAGACCAGTACCCTCAAAGTTTTGACATATTAGAAATCCAGTACATGATGAATCTGCACAGGCGGTACTGGTTATAGTCTGTCCAATTATTGTATCAAACCCTGTTTCACCATCGAATGTAGTGCCAGTAGTTATAGCAGTTCCATTCTTAGTATCTACAGCACCAAAACATAGTAATGGTATTAATAGTATTAAGAATATTAATCTCTTCATTATTCTACCTCAAGATACTCACCAGTGAAATTAAAAAATATTTCTGAATCAGATATTGCAACTCCAATCTTTTGTACACAATCTCCAGATGTTGAAGGAGCAGTCTGAGTAATTTGTCCAGTTCCATCATCACCTAGAAATATATTTCCTCCAACTGTTAGACCAGTCCAATCTTCATCACGAACAACTCCTTTGACAAGAATAATCGCTGCATCTGTATCATCACCACCATTGACAGTTAGTCCAAATGCAGGGAATTCGCCTGCTGCATCAGCATCAGCAATATCAACTTTTCCATCAGCAGCAAGAAAGACACACTTGATAGCACCTACTGTCTCACCATGATTGATGCCCTCGATAACTTCACCATTGTATTCTCCATCATCCATGCCATCTGGAGTAGCATCAAAGACTATTGTATTATTATCTGTTAATATTAATGAACTTCCTTGAGTCATTGAAATATCAGATAATGTAGGAAGTGTGACAGTAGCTGATGAAAAATTTAAAGCAACTGCTCCTGCCGTATAACCTCCGCTGAAGAGATCTGTAAGAAAATCAGCATAGTTAGCATTAGCAAGAAGTGTCTGAACATTTGCTGAGGGAGTTATTCCTGCATAAGTTGTAAGATCAGCATCTGCATCCTGCTTACCTGCAAATAGTGCAGCCATTTCAGCTGCTGAATCATAAGCTGTTCCCATCTGTGCAGTAATCAATGGACCTACATTTCCAGCATCTGTTACATCTGCAAGTGCTTCTACTCCATCAAGTTTAGTCTTATCTCCATTAGCAAAGGCGCCCTCAGCTGGCTGCTGCTGAACAGATGTTTTGCCACTGAGAAGATTTATCTCAGGAATAGTTGCAACAAGTGCAGATGCATCCTGGTCAAAGCCACCATTGTTAAGGTCTATAAATCCATCATTATCAGAGTCATAAGTAGCCTTAGCCATATCACCAGCACCTGCAGGAGTATCACAAGTCCCATCTGATTTCAGATATCCAACACATGCTCCACCATCAAAAGTGGCTATGATATCAGCTGAAGTACTTACTCCTCCTGGAGGTTGTATTATAGGCCCTCCACCACTAATAGGATTCTGAGCATTAGTAGATAAAGGAAGAATTAAAATAATTAAGATAAATAAAAAATTTATATATCTTCTCATAGCATACCTCATTTGTAATAAGTTACTTGAGCAACTGATCCACCAGCAGCTAAGGAAATCATTCGAAGCTGCTGGAGGGAATAAGGATCTTTAAATGTCAGTCCTCCATTAGCAAAGACTACATGACCAAGAAGATTAGTAGGATCATCACCATCTATTCGATAACGAATGTTGTTGGTCTCAATGGTTATTAGAACAGCCTTTGCTCTTGCTCGATAAGTTGCACCGAGCTGGGATGCTGCAGCATTAGTTATATTTATTGTCTCAAAATCACCGTTAGGTGTCATATCTAAAGCTTGTACAAATTGCATCTTAAGTACCTCCCAAGATGTATAAATTTTTTATATATCTAAATCACAAATATATTGTGACTTTTGAGTGCATCTATTATTGAATCAAGCTTTTTGTCAACATTGTTTATTTTGTCTATTAGCAACTGCTGACATGATTTTCTTCTTTCATCACAATTAGATGAATTTACTTTCTTATAGCTTCCTATAAATGCACCTATACCACCTGAAGTAAAGGCAATCACAAGACCACTAAGTATAGTTATTGCTGGATCTGACATTATACATACCTCCAGTTCTGAATAGGTTCTTCATAATCAAGATCTGCATATTCAGCTTCGAGATCATCTGGATCGGTTCCTTCAACTCCAAAGTAGCGTTCACCAAGTTCAAGCATTTCGATGAAGTAGGCAGTAGCATCCATGATGTCCCAGAGTTTTGATCTAGGAAACATACGAAGCTGGTTCTCAAGATCTTTTATTTTAGGACAGCTCGCATTATGATACATGTAGCCAAGACGATAGTAGGGAACCATTGATCTTATTCGTAAAACCTTTCCCTTCTCCTGATTCTCTCCACCACGGGCTTTTAGCCAGATGATTTCAAAGAATTTTCCACGCTTAAACATTTCGTTCTTTATAGGCTGTTTGATGAATTCTTCAATTCCAGTTGTTTCGACTCCAACTACCCTTGCTCCAAGTCTTATAGCCATTTCAAAGAAGGCATCATACATCTCATCGGGATAGAATTTTTCTGAGACAATGTCTCGTATATAGACTCTAGCATTCTCCATATCGAGACCAAGACCTACAATAGCTGAATCAGCTGACTTTAAATTTGCTGTTTTAGCAGGATCAAGAATAACTATTGATTCATTATGTTTATTAAGTTGAACCTCTACATCTGTTACTTTTATGTCCTTTCCTTCCCTAAAAGTCTTCTCAAGTGGAACATTATAGTATTTGTAGTAATCATCTTGAAATGAAGCATCCTTTGTTGATATAGGAAGATTACGTAACTCACGAAAGAAGACATCTGTTTGACCTGATGCAACATGCTCTTCCCATTCCTTCTGAATTGCCTCATCACTCATGAAGCTCGGTGCTACAGAATGAAACTCATCGTCGCAGGCTTCGAGACGCACTGACTTCCATTCGGAGGAATCAAGAAGCTTTTGAAGTGCTGAGTCTTGATGTTTGAGAGTGTCTATATAGACTACCTTATAAGTCAATGCTTTTGCTCCTATACGTGGTACAGCTTTGATAACATCTGCATAGAGCCATGCGTAGGTTTTTCTTCTATAGTCCTCACTCTCGATATGCTCAGGGTCTTCAAGATCATCAATGACGAAGAGGCCAGGACGTGAGTTTTTGAATAAGACACCACGAACTTGCTGACCAGCACCACGAGGCCAGACAAGAGTATTAAAAGCCACCCAGGCTTTTTTACTAAACGTTTCGTCAAATTCATCTTTGTTAGCTCCTCGACTCTTTACTGAACCAAAGAAATGCTTTATTGCTTTATTTGTAACAAGCTCTCGACGTAAGTTTTCGGTCTGCAGACATGCTGCATCATGACTCTTATTAATGTAACATACGAAGTCAGAAAGTTCAAACAAGATATGTCTTGCTTGTAGTGCAAGACCTACTATTGAAGTCTTTCCCCATCCACGTGGGGCTGCTATTGCTACTTTATTATCAGGCCCATCAATAAGATCAAAGATAGGTCTATGGACTGCTTCAACAAACTCTAGCTCAAAGCGCTCAGGAAAGAAGGTCTTTGCAAGAACTTCTGTGCTCTGTGAGCAGTTATAAAGTATTTCTCTAGTTTCATTATCCATTACTGTACTGTGAAAGTAAAACCCCTTTCTTCAGCTCCGTCTGCTCCACCGCCCCAACCTTCAAGTACTGCATGACCTCTAGTAGTGGCAGCATTGTTGTTAGTAATTGTGACTTGAATAGTCCCATCAAGATTATCTGTCCATACAGTTGCAGGAGCAGCATTTCCTCTTAAATCATCTGCACCTATCGTTGTAATCGTAGCTACATTATTAACTAATTGTATATGCCTTACGACCTTAATTCCTACATATGTTGTAGTAGATCCAGCCCCTGTATAGGTAAGGGTAAAATATCCTTGACCATAGTTATCATCAAAGGTTATTAAAAACATATTCGTATTGCCTGAGGCATCGACTACTTTATCCGAAACATTTCTTACATAAGCCGCCCCAGTTTCATGAGTACCTGGATAGTGTGATATCTCACCACCAAAACCTTCACCAGAATTAAATCCAAGCTCAGCATCATTTACATTGAACCTGGCATATGAAGCACCTGCTACTGTACGGGTAGTTTGTTCTAGATATGGAGCACCCTCAGAACCAATGACTGTATTAGGCTGATTGATTCTCAGAGCTATATTCGCTCCACCATTAGTAAATTGATTAGTAGCATTATACCATGCAGGAAAGATCTTAGCATATGTAGTATTGGCTAAATAGATATGTCCAGATACAGAAGCACCTCCACCACCAAACACAGTGTCAGAGACAGCAAGCCTGTCTGACCTAGTGGCAGAAGAAATTCCAGTATAGTAAAACTGATATCCAGCAGTGGTATCATTATTACCTTCAAACCAGCCACCAAAGAAAGCATTTCCATAACTAGCAGATGTATGTCTATATCCATCGGCCCCATTTGTCTGCCATAGACAGCTAATATAATTTGCTCCTACTTCAGCTACTGGATTATCACCATACCGTGTATTAGAGTTCCATACACAATTGTAGTACTTATTTGCATTATTAGCTGCTGAAGCATTAGCTCCTACCTCAGATGCTCCACCATCGTAGTTGTTTGTGCTAGACACATCATAGTAGCTATTAAGCTCTCCAGTCCTCCTTAATCCAACAGCAGATGCATTTGTATATCCTGTTATATGAACATTTCTTATTACGCAGTTATTACCTGCTACATATAGTCCCTGAGTAGTTACATTTGTATTACCCTCAAATTGAATATTTTCAAGAATACTGCCTACCATCCAAGGCCTAAATCCAACTGTATCAATACGCCCAAAGTAGAATGAGCCAGTTCCTATATTTTTTAAGGTAGTCATTCCTTCTATTACAGCTGCATCACCTCGATGCGCTCCACTATCTCCTCTAATTACTAAACCTTCAAGAGTATTGTCAGTTGTTGTTCTAGTTTCAATGTCTCCAGTATAGGCATATTCTCCAGAAGCTCTTATAATTGGCTTAGGTCCAGTTGTTACTGCTATAGCAGAATCTATACAGTCCTGCCAAGCATCTCCCATATCAGTAGTTCCAGGTGTAGTATTCTCCTCCCACCAATCAGGCCAGATTTCTCCACCTCCAGTAGTCCATGCAAGAGTTCCAAGACCATCTTTGATTTGTTGATTATGAAGAGCAGAGACATTTAAAGGAGAATAAATTGCTAAAGTTATTCCAACTGATATATTAAATCTACCTTGTTCTGATTTGAAGTCAAAGTATTCATTTCTTGTAGCAGTGTCTGAAAAATCTACAGTGTTAGTTCCAGTAACTATTATCGTTACTCTCTCAACTTCAACCCAGGTAAGACAAGCACGAAGATTAAGAAACCAGTCAAGTTTTAATCTTGTTCCATCAAGGAAGTCAAAGTCACCTGAACCACCGAAGATTTGATAGTTACCAGCTTCGATAAGATGTAGATTACCAACTACTCTACCTGCATTAACAGTAAGGACATTTCCAGGAGATTCCCATTTAAGAAGGACATTATTACCAGGAGAATAAGAAGCTGTGACTGTATAAGCTTTGGTCATTAGAAGAGTTACAGTATCATTATTGGTTAGAGCAAAAGCACTTTCTATATTCTGAAACCAAGATGATTTAAGAATAGTTCCATCAGCAAAGTCTATGTTCCCAGTGCCAGTGAAAACTTGACGAGCTGGAGCAAAGATCTGAGTTGTATTTATTGTAAGCTGTCCAGTGTTACTTAATGATCCAAGAGCTGTAATATGAAGATTTATATTAGCTGGAATAGTCTGAGTAGCAAAAGCCTCATCCCGTACAATATAGACATCCCTTACATTAGCACCTATAGCAGTTATTGCATTTGCAAGAGAAGAATAAGCACGAGTATCAGTCCACATGCCATTGGGGGAAGTTACTATTACATCAGGAAAGTAGTCAGATAATGCAACTCCACAGACGACTAATATCGTGAATATTACTGAAAGTAGGATTTTCTTAAAATGTTTCATAATCTCACCATTTAGATATATAAATTTTTTATTTATCTAGCAACTGCCCTTGCTATCCGTTCTTGCCACGAATCACGACCAGGAGATTTAGTATTAATAGATTTAACTGAAGTATTAATAAACATTATATATTTATCTTTATCATTCATCTTATTTATCCTATTCTCATCATGAATTACAGTGTAACAGTATCCAGGTGGTACAGTTGCTATATGTTGAAAGAGTTCGTGCATATAAAGATGACATTTGGCATAAGGACTCTTTCTAGGTTCCTGATGTTGAATTATGGCGAAGAAAGGACTAATTCGATTTAGGTCAAATTGATGATAGATGTTGAAAAGTTTTCCATCATCGTCTTGACCAATTACTTGATAGTTGATTAAAAAGGAACTCAATGCTGTGGTTTGCTCTACATATCGGACATGGGATATAAATCCAGGTGCAATCCAATCATCTGTATCCATACGAATCATTGTAGAAGTTAGTTTATGTCCTGATTGACGAACAAGCATTTCAGGTGTTCCATCAGCGGCTTCAATGGCCTTGTTGCCAGATCGTTTGACAGACTCACGCCAGAGGTCTAGGCCATTTGAATAGAGGAAGTCTACATTAAGACTTCCCCAGTCAAGATTTTCGATTGCTTTAGTTGCCTCATTTCCTTTGGGGCCCACAACAAGTTGAATGTTAAATCCTGTATCGATCTGAGCCTTGAGGGAATTAATGAAGTAACGTTGGATAAGGTCTTTACGGTAAGGAGTTAGGATTCCTATATTTGCAGTCTCCCCAAGTTGATCAAAGATAGCACGAGAGATGATAGAGGTATCAAGAACTCCCCATTTACAATCGAGGTATCTTTTATTTTTCTTAAGTAAGGCATTTACATCAAAGTTTTCTGTCTCTTGGATTATTTTAAAAGTAGAACGACCTCGATGATAAATGCAGGTGTCGATAGCTAGTTCCGCTGTCCATCCTGCATAGCGAACCGCCTTATTATAGTCATTATCATCCCACATGCCCATAGCATAGTTAGGATCAAGGAAACCTACTTTATCAATGACTTCACGACGAATTACTGCACAGAGGAAGGCTACAAAGGCACAGTCGGTGGTTCTGTTTGGGTAGTGTGTTTCAAGAAATCTGTTGACCTCCTCAAGAGTCATATTGAGACCTTTGTTTGGAACTAGGACTCCATGCTTATGGAGAGATAAAGAATGATGTGAGTCCATTGCTTTTGGATTTCCACTTTTATCAGCCTCTGTTAATGCACCTATGATTCCAAGTTTAGGATCACGCTGGAGATGGTTGATTAGCTTGCTGAGCCAATTAGGAGATACACGAGTGTCGTTGTTGAGAAGGCAGACGTAAGGTGCAGTTGATTGAGAGAGGCCTTTATTGATAGCTCCAACGAAGCCCTCGTTAGATTCATTTTCGATAAAGATGTGATCAAAGCATTCAATGGCCCTGGAGACTCGCTGCTTTTCACTTGAGGCATTATCAACTAGGATTATTCGATAAGTTCCAGGAGTAGTACATTGTTTGATAGATTCGAGACAAGCAAGAGTTAAGTCCTCGTTGTTGTAAACAGGGATGATTATGTCGCAGAGGGGTTCTTTTGGCTCTTCACGGAAACCTTTGTAGACTTTGTTGACGTAGTCGTAGTTAACGAACTTAACTTTTCTTCCACCTGGATATCGATCGTACTCGGACCGCGAAAGAAGAGACCACTGATTCTCAATGCAATCTTTTCCAAGTCCTGACCCTGGATAGGGAGTGAAAAAGGCCCAAGAGGGCATTTCTGCATTGATCTGATCAACCATCTTGGCTGTAGCCTGCATATCTTTTGCTGACTCCCATGGCAGCCCCAACATATAGTTTCCGTAAATTTTAGATCCTGTATCATGAATTATCCTCGCTGCTTCTAAATTTTGTTCAACAGTGGTTCCCTTTTTCATTAGATCAAGTATTCTCTGTGAACCACTTTCAAAACCAACTGAAACAAGTTCCCAGCCAATCTTAACAAGCTTACGCACAAGGTCTTCATTCTCACAGATTCCATCAGCACGGCCAGATGCCCAAAAAGGCAGATCGACCTGTGGATACAGTTCGATGAACTCTTCGATCCACTTTGGTTGAGTGAGGAAGGTATCATCATGTATCATGATGGAATCTGGAGAGTGAAGATTTTTGAGGTGAAGAAGTTCTTCAATGAGAGACGGAACTGATCGCCTTCGTAACTTCTTCCCGAAGTGATTGTCTTCGATAGGTTGACAGAATTGACATTGATAAGGACAGCCTCGTGCAGAGAGGACAGAGATCATGTTCTTTCGTTGCCCACCATGCCACCAAGTTGAACAGTCTTCTGTTACATTTGAATAAATTGTCCTATCGAACCAATGCAGAGAGTCAAGATCTTGAGGTTTATCTCCATAAATTTCTCTTCTATAGTTGGATTGATCTTTAAGGAATTTAGGTAACGTAACTTCTGATTCTCCATAGAAGATATAGTCAATGTCTGGGTTTTCAACAAGTTCATGTCCTGCTGCAGTTGCATGATATCCTCCTATCATTATCTTTTTGTTTAATTTCTTAGCAATACTAACTATCTTCATTCCTATGTCATAGAAGGAACTCTTAAGACCGAAGGCAACTAGGTCACATTGAGACATAGAGATTCTTGCTGCAAGTTCTGCATCATCACGGAGGACTTTCATATCGAGGAACTCGACATCACAGCCAGATTCACGACAAGCAGTGAAGGTCATTCCTGCTCCATGATCATGCCAGGCGTCAAGGGATTTGGCTTGATAAGGATAGAGGGCTATGATTAGTGCTTTCATTCTGTCTGATCCCATTTAAAGTTTTTACGGTCTGTGATAAATAGTTTATGACTCTCTAATGAATGATAACCTATGTTTCTTCCTCGATCTCCAAGGATTGGTTGCTGATAGCCACTCCAGAAAGAGTATTTAATGCGAGAGATTATTCCCTCACAACGTCCATATTTGTAGAGTTCGATTAGTCGACTTTCATTGCTCCAGTGGAGACGCTCTGATCTTATAATTTCTTGGATAGGTCTTTGAGATACTATGATTAGAGTATCTTCGAACTCTATGTAGTGAAGTAGGTGACAGAGACCAGGACACTGGATTACGAAATTGCCTCTTTCAAGGTAGAATTTGAGGAGTCTGTAGTCATGAAAATTTAGATCTCGCTCGTCTATGAATTGTTTACCAGTTTCATAAGCAATTATTTTTGCAACTATACGTGTACCAGATCGTTGTGGACCTGAGACAACTATATTATTGAACTCTTTAAGTGACTCATACACTGATTATTTCCTCCGGAATGTAGTTGTAGTTGTAACGTAAGACAGTGTCTCGTTCAGCTTTCATTACTTCAAGGGCAAGGGAGTAGGGATATTTGGCTGTTGGGTTAGTTACATTGTCAGTCTCTCTGGAGTATAGATAGTCCTTATTGTAAGGAATTTTTAACATACTTAATATTAAGTTTAGATCCTCTCTAAGATTTTCCTGTTTTCCTATTACCCTACAACGATTGGTGTAGCCGTTGAAGAAGTTTGTTACGTAGCTGGGAAGATCTTCTAAAACTTTCTCGATGAATTGAATGAAAGGAAGATCTACTATTGTATCAATAGGTCCTCCATTTCTTTTACTAACCATCTGCTGTCGATGCTGCCAGTAGGAACAGTACCAGGTAAGTGGGTGACGGACAAAGCAGCAAAGGAGATCTTCTGTATCTCCATACTCTGTACGGAATACATGAGCATTGATGTGCTCAGGTTCGAGTTCACGAAGGGTGAGACCTGATTCCTTGAAATAGTTCCGCACCCAGGTACCTCCGCACTTGGGGATATGAAGAAAGATTGCTCCAGGTATTTGAGTTGCCACTTAAGATCCAGATATATAAATTATTTATTTATCTTTTGCTCTACAAACTTTTGAATAAGTTTAGGGCACAGTGCAGCTGCTAAGAATGTTAGGCTGAAGAGATAAGCATCAGGGATTTCTTTGAAGATTCCTATATAGGAAATTGCTATTGATTGAATAAGGCAGACAGTTCCTGAGAGACGGGTCCAAGAGGGATTACCATTATCTTCGGTTAAGAAACTTGAATTTTCCATAGTTTATCTCCTAGCTAATGATTTAAGCCAGTTAATGATTGCTCTGATGATTTTAAAATTCTTAGGAGCATCCATCCTTGCTGTATTTACTTCGTTTGAATAGCCACTTTCAAGAATGTTGATTCCAACAGCAGTTACTGCTATATAGTAAGTATTTTCATCTTCAGGAAGTGTTAGATCGTAGGTAGTAACATTTCCTATTGGTATGCTCTCAGTATAAGTATGAGACTCAGTACCGTAATAGATAATATAATGATCTACAGTTCCAGGTCCTGTGGAGGCCTCCCAAATGAGGGTGTAGGTTCTGGATTCAACCTGAGGTTGGGCCAAGAGATTGAATGAAAGGGTTAGGAATATAGCTAATGTCAAAAGTAACTTTTTCATATCTTATTCTCCCGGAATATCAATTAGTTTACCTGCATCTAATGATGCCTTCCGACCTCGGTCTTTGAACTCGTCTAACTCTTCAGATGTAAGAACAGTGGTTGTTGAATGAGATTGAATCTGCGTTGGAGCACGGAGGCCAGACATTTCAAGAATCACGTCACGAGCTGCAGCACGACGTTCTTTTGGAGTAGCTGAGTCAGGATCAGTGAAGGTCTCATCATAAATGTCAAGAGCCATCCAGGTGAGCTCCATTACTTTGTCACGCATCTGATCGAACTCAGCGTCACGAAGAGATCTAATGTCTAAAAGGGCTTGTCTCCCAAGATCAGAACTGATAGTCTTTCTTACTGTACATTCACTAAATCCAGTCATCTGTGCAATTTCAGGGCAAGTATAACCAAGGGACTTAAGCTGAAGCATTTCCTTATGATGACACCAGATTCTTTGAATGTCATAGGTCTTCTTAGTTCCATTAGCTTTAACTCTTCTATCTATTCTACTTTCTGGAAATCCCTGTAGAGATTCAGGAATAGCTTCATTAGCTTCCTCAGCTTCCTCATGAAGCTCTATCTTGTCTATTTCATCTAAAATCATCTGTGCATAATCAGGTCTCATTCTTTAAACCTCCACTTTACACCATCATTGTACCATATTGTCAATACTAATGTCAATCATTTTCTACAATTATTTAATCGTAGTCACTGGATTGAATTTCCTAAGATGTATAAAAAATTTATATATCTTTCTTTCCTCCCTCCAATGTCCATCATATCTATCTCCAACCAATTATTGTTAATCATTTATGAAATTTTACCTTACAAAATGTAGGGGAAGTAACCCGCCCGCCTATGAACCCATCTTCCCCCATCGACCCTTTGAAAATAAATGTTGACATACCTGGTTGATGTGGTATGATGTATTCATGGTCAGGGAGTGAACCATTAAAACACGGAGTGTCAATACGTTGGCACTTCAGACCATGATATAAATGTTCTTTGACAATTGAATATTGAGATGAAACATCCTGTTGATACCAATAGATGTATAAATTATTTATGTATCTAATCATTTAAACAATTCAAGGAGGTATCAACAATGGGAAATATAGACCTTAACACAACAATCGAAGGCTTGTCACTTTCGAAGGTTTGCACTGTTAAACCTGATAAAGATAGTGAAAGTTCAAAAACAGTAACCCTCAACGTCAACTTCACTGGCGCTACTCTCCAATCCGTCTTTGACAAAGTTATGGGTGCTGTAGTGATTCAATGGCAAGGAGCGAACAGAAAGGGATTTGATAAGCTAATTGACAAATCTACTATCCGCGTAGATTTCAAAGCTCCTGGGAGAACTACTATTGATCCAAAGCAGCAGTTGATTGCGGAAGCGAAGGCGGCTGGAGTTGATGTGACGAATGTGAAGGCATTGATGAGTTTTATTGAGAAACAGATTGAGACAATGAATCAGTAATCTTTAATCTTTAACCAATCAGCAGGATGTTTTAGGAAAGGGGAGAAAGGTATGGATACAATGTCTGTTCATGCAGAGACTGTTATAGATATTGCTGAATGGGTAGAAGAGCAGTTAGACAATCTATCAACAGTGAGAGTTCAATTAAGCTTTGCAACAGGAGAACTTGAACTATACGATTATGAAACAGGTATAGTTCATAGTAAGAGACCATTAACTTATTTTAAGGCATAGAAGAAAGGGCCTGGTGATTAAGTTCATCAGGCCTTCTTTTTTGCCCTCAGGTTTTCAACCTAAAACGTTGAAAGGCTTGGAAGGAAGGGTAAATAATTGTTGACATTGATATTGACACATTGTATAATTGGCATATTGTGCAATTGGTTTACGTGACAAGCGGGGACGGTTTTAAATCAATCATAGATGAAAGAGAGAGAGAAAGAGAGAAAAGAAAGAAAAAAAATTTAAAACCTAAAACCTAAAACCAAACTACAACTACGTTGTAGGAGGACTGGAATTGAAATGCGACACCCGTCTCACGTAGACCAATCGCATCATGGGTCAATCGGTCAATGGGTTATTGACTCAATATATCAATACATTAATTGGAGGAAACTATGCCAAAATTAAAGAGTCTGACAGGTGAGTATGTAGGAGAATTATGTCAGTGGGCAGTAAGATTATTTAAGAATCATGCATCTGTAGAAGATATACTTGAAGCGCTGACTAAAGTACTACAACATAAAAAGTATTATAATACTGAGAATAGAGTAATAAAAGGTGTAGCAGGATATCTCAATGAGGTCAAAGGTACAAAGATTCCTGTGAGAATAGACTATTATTCAAAGACTGAAACAGTTGAATAGGAGAACTATAATGACAGTAGACAGAACATCAAGTGAGAGACAGAAGAGGTATAGGGCAGGGATTAAGCAGGAAGATTCAACCTGTGGCAGCAGTGCAATTAAGCCAGTGACATATAAGAAAGACATACCTGTACAAGCATGGATGGATAGTAGATATCTAGCAACATTAAGTGAGTGGTTAGATAGAGACATATACAATCGCACCAGACGCCTTAGTGAGATTATTCAACTTGGTATTCAAAGCCTTGTAGATCATCTAATCAAATGTGGTGAGGTTGAAATGGTAGATGATTCAGTAGATGCACAGGAAATGCTGAAGATCAAGTATGGAATAGTGATCAGGGAAGGCTATGGAGCCAGAGGTAGAAATAACAGGACTCATAATGCAGTGCTGACAGAGCAGAGAAGGGAACTGGCTGGTAGTATTGAAAGATGTAAAGATCATAGGGATATTAAGAATCAGCCAGTGTATGAGACTAATATTAATAAAGTTAGAGTCACTGATGAAGAATATGAAAGACAGATGGGAAGGAGTAGGGAAGAGATTAGGGAATTAGCTAATAAAGCATTAAATGAGAAGAGGGACAAAGCTATTGAAAAACAGAAAGCCAATGCCCAGAAAGATTCTCACTTAATTGATATAGGTGATGGAATAGCGATCGACCTCGAAGATTCACAAGCGAGAGCAGAGGCTAATGATAAAGCACTGGAGGAGATGTTATAGATATATAAAAAATTTATACATCTATTCATCTGATAAAATTTTACCTCATCAAATCTTATTGACAAGTGAGAGGTAGATGTGTTATAATAATGTTATGATGGATAATTTTAACAATCTTTAATGGAGGCAATGAAAGTTATGAAAGTTAAGGAATTAATTGAGGCATTACAAAAGTTAGATCAGGATGATTTAATAGTAATCACAGTGGTAGCAGATGAAATAGAATCAGACTGTGGATATTATGAACCTGATGTTCGTGGAAGGGATGGATTTTATAAGGTCTCAGAGATAGGAATTGGAGAACTTATCAGTGGATAATTTTAACAACCTTTTAATGGAGGCAAGATGATGAAAACTACATTAGCAATGAAATTGACAAGAGAGGCAAGAAAGCATGGCGGTGATAGGTATGAAGATACCTACAAAGACAAAACAATAGTTATTTACTTTCCTCAAAGTATTTCAAGGGAAGGTGGAAAAGTGAGAGAACTGCTCTCAGTCACAGTGGAGGACTAACTATGAAATGCTCTTTCTGCCAATCAGAGGCAAATAAGACTGTTCGTGATAGCAATGAAAGATTATTCAATTGCTGTGATGGATGTTACGAAGGAAGTAAAACCAAAGGCAAGAACAGGCTGTGGATCAGCTGTGTTTGGAAAGGAGGAAGGTGAGATCATGAAAGGAAATTTTCCAAAGATTACATTATTAGAAAGATTGCTAAGTGATGAGAGAAAGGCAAGGAACTTACTTAAAGTTCTAATGACACTGAACTTAGTAGTAAGCATTGATAGATCATCAGAAGAATTTTCAATAGTAAAGAAATGAAACTCCTCACCGTCAACTACAGAAACCTAACCTATGAATTCAGACTCCTTGAACAGTCTTCCGTTGTAGAGATTTATAAGGAGTCTAAGTTCACTTATTTAATCAACTTATCAACCAAACTTCCTAAATGTAACTGTCCAGGTGCAGTGTTTCATAAGAAGTGTTGGCATCCAGAGATGGTTCCACTATTAAACAATCAAGAAACAATTAAAGAGCCTTGGAGTCAGTGGGCAGAGGAAGCAGGGAGGATGAAGTATGAAAATTAGACCATCTGCATTTCAATGTAGAGTAAGACAAATGAAAGGCTGGACATTTAGAGGACTATCTAAAGAAGAGGAAGAGGCAACAAGAAAATACATAGAAACAGGAGATGCCTCTGATATGGTAAATAAACCAGATCCTATTGTTACTGAAGATAACTATAAACAAACTATTTATTATTACTAAGTAGCTGAAGAGGCTGGAGGGATGAAGTATGAGAAAATTAGTGATAACATATAATAGTAAAAAGTCAGGACTACCAAGAACAGTAGTTATGATTGAAGATGAAAATAAAGAACAGGAACTACTATGGTCAGAACAGTATATTATGGACATAGAAATAGATAATCAGAGTATTAGGGAGGACTAACCAATGCAACGAAGTTGCAAGTGAAGGAAGAAGAAGGAGAAATTATGACAACTGCATTTCAAAAACTTATAAAAAGATATGCTAAAGGTAGGCAAATATGTAACTGTGGTAACGCATATTATAAAAACTGCGGACATGGCTCATCATTTGATAGTAAACTTGGAAGATGGATTGACAGAGATGATATGCCAACATGTGAACATGGATGCTCTGCCAATCAAATATCTGCTAAAGAATATGTAGCAGAAGAAGTATTAAAAGAATTTAAAAGATTAGAAAGGAGGCTCAAAAAATGTACCGAATAACTTATCTCGACTCAAAAGGAAATGAAGTAGTTGACATAACTCGCTTTTACCATCAGCATCTTCATATGTTAGAAGTTTTAGCAGATCATGACTATATGATTATTAATATTGAGTATTCGTAAGATATATAAATTTTTTATATATCTGAAAAGAAAGGAGTAGAAGATGATTAAAGGAAATAAAACTATCTATGTTATATGCTGTAATGATGCATTAAAATATGCAGTGATTGGAAATAGCCAGAAAGCCGAACTAAGATTGCAGGCCCTTAAAGACGAAGAAGTAGAGAAAAAAGGATATACAGTTCATCGTTCTGGTAAGGCCTATAACAAAAGCAAGTTTGAAGAATATGAAAATACTCACTTCTGGCATATTCATGAAGTAGAAGGAGAATAACTGTGCAAACATTCTTACCTTACATCTGGCCAGTGGGTTAGATATGAATAAGAAACTCTTTAAAGGAATCTTCAACTACGCCGGTCATAACTTTATCCTCTACAGTCATTCGACCAGCAAAGAGAAGGTATTCCTTAACTTTATTAACCAGATAGCAAGACGAACCAAGGTCGGCAAACGAACTATTATGTTTGCCTTTAATGGAAGTAAAGATAACTATTTAATTCAGGAGGTAAAGAAAGATGATAACTAAAACATTAAGAAGAAATCCATTCATGGACAGAGCAGCAATGCTTGCAGCAATTGCTCTTGCATTCAAACCTACATCAAGTCGATCTGGAGCAATGATGCAGGTATGTCCTGAATTGCCAGGACTAATAAGAAACACCTACAGGCCACCCAACTCAGGAAGAGGTCTTCACAAACACGCCTCAGAAGTTCGTGCAGCTAAGAAATCACAGCGTCGTCGAGCTTACCATCAAATGTGTAAAAGGAGATAACTACCAATGCTAGTCCATATTCGTAACTTATCAACTGGTGCAGTGTGGCTCAGGATAGATGGACCAAGAGTAACAATAACACCTAAGCGGAATTATGAGAAGAAGAAAAAGACTGTCAAAGAACATTCTGGAAAGGTAGCCAAGGTCTGCATTAAGCTTCACAATGATATATATTCTCTAAGTACTCCAGCCACTCACCTCGACCTATGTCAAAGACTTAACATCGACATAGACGAAGTCGAAGCAACTGGCTGGCTGCTTGAGAATGGGAATTATGTTTGGAGGTAACTATGGGAGAACAGATAATAAAACAACCTAATGGACTATATTGTATATGGTCAAGTGTAGTTGATGATATAATACTGATCAATGCTACTCCAGAAGATATTATTAATGAAAGAATTGAAGTAGCCAGACAAGAAATCACTAGATCAGTAATTGATACAGTAACCAAACTGAACAATGGAGAAAGACCATACTATCAATTTACCAAGACGTTTGAAGAGGCTATTGAATGTATTAAAGATATTCATGGGGCAGATACAGAAAGCCTCAGATTATTAAAAGAAGGAGGTAATCTATGCCCTTAACACCCGAAGAAATTCAATCCCTGGAAATCGACCGTGCTAATGCTAAAACTCGCTGCCATGAATCTTGGCAAGTTCTATTAGCACTTGAAAAGATAACCAAATGCTATTGGAAAGAGCATGATCGGTGGAAGAAACGATTCGAGGAAGCCGACTATGCTCTTGCAATGGAAAGGAGGGAGATAATAACTTTGGAAAAAAAGAAGAAGAGAGTAACTGTTACTTTGACCAAGAGCTTGTCAAAAGATGAACTTGAGACTTTGTTGGAGGAATTGGAGGAAGAAATAGATACATAAATTTTTTATATATCTTGAAAGGAGAAAGACTATGGAAGAAATTGACTATGAAGAATTAGAAGGAAAAGAAATAGATTATATACTTTCCAATATGAAGGTAATAAAGGCTAAAGTAATAAACTGTGATCCCGATATAGGCATTACAATAACATCTATAGATGGAACTGATTATTTATACTGCTTACATGGGCCTTCGTCTCCCTTATGGAATAAAAGAGGAAAACCATATTATAGGGAAGCATTTGAAAATGCTATAAATAGTATTATTCGAAGTGAAGAACTTACTACTGAGTCTATAAAGAATATTATAAAAAAGAGTGGAAGGCTTACACTCGGCAGGAGTAATCTTTCGTCAGCAACTTGTGCATTTTCTCAATAACCTAAATCGACACAAGAGGATCAAAATAATTATTAAAAATTGTTGACAACCGTATTATAGATATGTTATTATGAATCCATAATCGATAATTTCAGAGTCACTTAAATCAATAACCTCTAAAATGAAAGGAAAAGAAGATGTCCAAAGCACTAACAATCACAGCAAAGTTACCCAAAAACGAAGCAAAAGGAAGAGCAGAAGACAAGATCGGAACCTTAACCATTCAGGCTCCCGAAACTATTGAAGAGGCCATTCAGATGTATGGTGGTGAAGCAGTCCTTACCAACGCAATGGCTAACTTTACGGTAAAACTTCAGGGAAATGTCAGATCGGCGCTTGAAAAGGGCGAATCAGCTGAAGCAATGCAAACACGTCTTGGCCCTAGCAAGATGGGTGTCGCTGTCAGTAAAGCCGCTGTCTCAACCAGAGATGCGGCCCTGGCATACTTTGCAACACTCTCACCGGAAGGGAAAAAGGCTTACGTTCAGGAACTCCGGGCCGAAGCAGCAAAAGCAGCCTAATTCTCATTGTCTTACCTCCTTGATTATGGCCTGCAGGGATTGGCCCTGCAGGTCTTTTTAACTTAGAGAAAATAATTGGTGTTGAGGAACTTAAAATGAAAATAATTGAAGGATTAAAGAAAATAAAAGACCTACAAAGAAAGGCAGATGACTTGTGTGCTCTAGTACATCAAAACTGTGCAAGGTCATCACTTGAAACTGATAAATATCCAGAACAGACCAAGAAAGTATCAGGCTGGATTCAGTCTCATTCAGATATACTTAAAGAAATACTACGTCTACGTGTCGCTATTCAAAGAACTAATCTAGAAACCTATGTAGAAGTAGAACTTAATGGAAACAATGTGAGAAAAACTATAGCTGAATGGATTCATAGACGAAGAGATCTTGCTGGACTAGAATTGAAGATGTGGAAACAGCTTCATGATAGAGGTATCCAAGAAGGAATAGTAAGAGCCCCTTCAGGTGATCCTATGGAAATGAAAGTAGTTAGATTCTATGAACCTGAAACAAGAGATAAAAAGATTGATATGTACCAGTCAGAGCCTATTACTATAGATTCAAAGCTGGAAATAGTAAACGCTATAACAGATTTAATTGAGTAAACTATATAAACTGTATAATGTCTACAAGTAGAGATAAAAATTGGCAAAGATAGGACGCTATAGTGAGCGATAGAACTATATCAATAGCTCAATTGATAGAGCACCAGCTTTGGGAGCTGGAGGTTGTTGGTTCAAATCCAACTACTTCTCATTATTTAAAGGTTAAAGGAGTAAAGACTTATGGAAGTAAGTATTATACCTTTAAAGAAATTATGGAGTAAGGAAGTAAGGCCAGAGCCTAGGAAACTGGGAATGTCCTGAAACAAGTTATGTTTTTTCTATCTTATCATCCAAAACTTTCCAGGCTTCCTACTTGGGAGACATTAGATATATAAAAAATTTATTTATCTTTTAATAAGGAGAAAAAGCAAATGAAACTTGAACTTAAAAGTTTCGAAGAAAGGATTGAAACTATAAGATCAGAAAATGTAGAAAGATGTAAAAGACAGTCAGAAGCCCAAAAAATGATAGATTCATTTAGATTTAAAAAATGGTTAGTTGAACATGAAAAAGCAGAAGTCAAAATAGAAGTAGATGATAGTTATTTTGACCCTGGAGTAATAGTTCATGTATCTAATGTAACAATAGATGAATTTATTGAAAATATTCTTGGGCCACTCCATATAAAATATAATATATTATGGAGAATGAAAATAGAAGGAGATGAAAAAGATCCTACCTTTGTATTCGTACCTACCAAAATTGACTATTATTCCTTAAAGTTTAAATTTCGTGTAAAAGAAGGAGAATTTACTCAGTGTAAGGTAGTTAAAAGAGTCAAAGGATATACTGAACCTTCTCAACCACAACCAATATATACTATGTTAATGGAGTGTAAGTAATGACTAACAATTTCCAACGCTGGAAAAACATAATGAAGGCTTATCCTTATGAAGATAAACGTCTTCTATCCTGGGAGCCTCCATTTATAGTTAATATCAAGTATGATGGAGATCGTTGCTGGCGTGATCCACTTCCTAATGGAAATTCTTTACTACTCTCAAGCGAAGAAAATCCATTCTTTCTACTTCCTCACATTTCAGAAGCTATTAACAATCTTGGAACAGACTTCAAGTGGGATGGAGAACTGTATGATCATAACTTATATCTCGAAGGAGGTCATGAACTTATTCATGGAATAGCTAGTCGCACAGTCAATATCCATCCTCGCTACAAAGAACTTGGATTCTATATCTTTGATATTAAGGATGAAAAATTGTCCCAATATGAAAGACAGAAAGTTCTTAATGAATATAAAGAGATAGTCAAACCACCTCTATTTATAGCCCCTTATTGGATCTGTTCTGAACTTAATGAAGTAAAGAGGACTTATGACTGGGTGATTAAACAGAGATATGAAGGAATAATAATCCGCAATATCTTTGCACCTTATGAAAATAACAAACGATCTCGTTGGATGATGAAGTTTAAGCCTAAGAAGGATGATGAATATACTGTTATTGGATGGAAAGAAGAACACACCCAGACTGGATTTCCAAAGGGTCGTATTGGTTCTATTATTCTATCTTCACAAGAAGACGATGAATTTTCTGTCAGTGCAGGTCTTGACGACGACGAAAAGGAACGACTTTGGAATCTTCGTGATCAATTAGCTGGGCATAAAGCAACTGTTTATTATCAAAACTTAACAAACAAGGGAATACCAAAAGGAACTTTTGATCTGGTAGTACATATATGAGTAATCCATTTGAAGACATAAATAAACCTAGACCATGTCCAAAAGGATATTTTGAAGAAGTTGTTGCAACTTTAATTATTAAACTTCTTCAGATAGAAAAAATTAAATATGGTAGCTCAACTTGAAAGAATTGTTGACCTCAGGTCGTGGGGTTCCTAGGTTTCCAGTGTTTATAGAGGTAATAGAAGATGAGAAAAGAAATAGTAATGTGTGATGTATGTAAGGAAGATTATCTTCATCAATCAGGAGAATATAAAGAGAAAAAGAAATCTAATATTCAAGTGATATTTACCACTGATCAGACTGAAGGAAGGCCATGTTCATCATATCTTCAGATGGTAACAATAGATATCTGCCCAACATGCTTTGGAAGAATTCTTGATGGAAATTACCTATTCGCTACTGGAGCAAAGGGACATAATACTTATAAATTTAAGGAGGTAACGAGTGACTGCCAAAGTCAAGCCTAAATGGCATTATTTTAATGAGACAGATCCTATTTGTATTCGTAAGGGTCGTGAAGATATTCAACTTCAAACAGCCTGTCAGCGACATTTAGATCAGACAGGATGTATGACCAAGGAACTTAAATCACTGGTTACCTGTGTTAAGTGTTTGAAGACTTTAAATAAATTAGAAGGAGAATAAAATTATGGGAGATATAGCAGATGATCTATTCGATCTAGCTTTAGCTCAAGAATGTGGATATCTTGACAAAAACTTTAATTATAGGAGAGAAGAAATGGAAGAAGAAAAAAAGAATGAAGATTGTATCTACGAATTTTACGTCGCAGGAGTCCAGCATCATCAGTTGCATACTTGCATTGGTCAAGTTAATGTAGGCCAAGAATTGATTCTAAGACCAGATCCTGGAAACAGGTTTGATCCAAATGCAGTTGCAATAAAGACCTTAGTGGCTGCTCCGGATGGAGAAGCTGAAGTAATGCTCGGCTTCGTACCAAAGGCCAAAGGTGACTACTCAAGTAAAGTAACTGCACTGCTTGATCTTGGCCGTAACATCAAGTGCATCGTAACAGAACTCAACAAAGAAGCCAAGACCTGGGAGCAGTTGAAAGTTGCTATTGTGGAGGAAACAGATGCCTAACGAAGTCAAACTAAACAAAGATTCCCAAAAAATCCTAACCACCCACAAAGAGATGATGAAGCTACATTACATGGCTATGGGCTGTCACTGTGAAGTAATGGGCATGATGTCTGAGAACATGCTCTGTGCTGTCACAGGTCAACCACCTATGTTCGACATGCTTCATTTTCGTGAGTGCTTAAGACGTTGGGGACTGGCTAATGAGAAAGGAGAACCGATAATATGAACCGAAGAACTTTCATAAAAGGTCTTCTCGCAATTCCAGTTGCTGCTATTGCAGGGAAAGTGATTGCTGAGAAACCAAAGCAAGGATGGAAACTTGCAGGAGTAATCACTGGAAGAGTAAGTTCTGAAAGGTCTAGTCTACAAGAATTAGAAAAGGATATAACTTCAGCATACTTATCTGCCATACATAATGATACCTATTTACAACTTGCTAATGATATACATATTTCCAGATATCAGGCAAAGAAGTTACTCCATGCTTTCAATTATAGGAGGTCTATCCATGCCTAAATACCTCTACTGCGCCACTTGTGGAGTCGAACTAAAACAAGAACGTCGAGCTGTTAAGGGAGAAATCTACGACTTCATCATCCCTCATGACTGTGATGGAGGCCATGATGAACTATCTGATCTCCCTAACGTCATGGACTTAATAAACAACATTAAACCTCCTCAGCCTCCAAAACGAGATGAACCGAAGGACAAGATCCAGGAACACAAACCTTCTCTAAACCTCAAAGATGTCCGTGACAAGGATGCTATGGTGACTTCTATTGCTCCTCAAGGTCTTCTCGAAGCAATGAAGAATCAACAGACTACCCCTGTCAACACTGACGACTTTGATCTGGAAGGAGACTCCTAATGCAACCTCAAGCAAAGGTATTTGTGGTCAACAAGAGCACTCATGACTTTTCTAAGGCAAACAAGTTTGGTGAACTCATCTTCATGACCGAGGGTCGTCTTGACAAGTTTGCAACAGCGAATATGGTAAGAACCTTCAATGAGTTCTTCTCCGATTCCTCACCAGACGACTACCTTCTCCTCTGCTCCCTCTCTGTTGCTAACGTCATGGCTGCAAGTGCCTTTGTTTCGAGGCATGGAAGACTTAATCTTTTACTTTATAAGCCGAGTACAGGTGAGTATATAGAACGGAATCATTTGTTTGAATAACAGATATATAAATAATTTATATAACTTTGGAGGTAAGAAGATGCCTAAAATAAGTGAAAGGACTTTGAAGAAGTGGAGGAAGGAAGCGCTTGAATTTATTAAAGAAGGTCCTATTGAAGGAACGATAGATGCTGCACTTACATTTAACTCAAAGAAAAGTATGTGTGAGAAAATCCTTTCTCTCACCCAACAACTTCTCGACCAATACTTACTTGAAAAGAAATAAGGAGGAAAAGCTATGAGTTATAGAGAAATAGGAAATATATTGTTAACTAAATTATCATCAGGTGAGTTAGCCCAACTTATTGATTGCTGGGATGATGGAGCACTTGATGAAGTATTCTATAATAAACTAATTCCAAGGGATAGAGAAAATAATCCCGAGAAATATTCGGAGGAAGAAGATGATTAACTCTCATCCCTCCTGGGAAATAATAGACTCTTCAAAGCTCGACGACTATCTCCGCTGCCCTCGTCGTTATTTCTACTCCCACATCTTGGGATGGAGATTAGATACTCCCTCCCATGATCTCTACTTTGGCGAAGCCTGGCACATTGCTCGTGAATATCAACTAATTCACGGCTACGAAGATGTCCAAGGTGCATACAATGCCTTTCTCAGTCACTATCGTAAACAGTATGCTCCTTCAACTGACATCAACTTCCGTCCCAAAACCCCTGAGGCCGTTGAAATAGCTCTTAACAACTTTGCCTTCACTTACTTCAACGATCTCATTGACAATGAACTTTTACGTAATGAGGAAACCAATGAGCCATTTACTGAAATCAGTGGAACTGTCCCTATTGATGAACGCAGAGTCCTCCACTTTAGAATGGACAGTCTCCTTAGAAACAGAGAAACAGGAAAAATCTTTTCCTGGGATCACAAGACAACAAAAGCAAACTATATCACCTGGAACTTCTGGAGCGATCAATTCTATCTCTCCATTCAAAACGGCACCTATACTCACTGTATGTATTGCATCTACCCAATCGAAGAAGTTCTCGGTGTCGAGTTCTGTGGAGTTGGATTTGAATACTTATCAGAAGGTTCTGCACAACGACCTCCAGGATACTATTCAACTCTTCGTCGAGTCCCTGCTTTCAAAACTCCAGAGCAAATGAATATCTGGTTGTATACAGTGATTATGACAGTTGATAATATTGAAAGAGACATGGACAGACTAAGCCACTGCACTGACAATGACAGTGTCTTAATGGCCTTTCCAATGAACCCTGGTGGATGCTCTAAATACCGAGGCTGTGAGTTCTGGGACTTGTGTCTGCATACAGATAATGCCTTGAGGATCTGTGATGATCCTCCTTTTGGATTTAAAGTTGAATACTGGAATCCGCAAGATAAGGACTCAAGAAACAAGATGAAATTAGAATGGAGGTAAGAAAATGAAAATAATACTAACTACAGTAAGAGAATTTCCAGATCATTTATATCCTGAATGGATATCTATACAACGAATGGGACTACCCTGGCTAGATCCTAGAACACTGGCAATAGACGGAAAACAAAGTTTTACTAGTTCTGGGCATATAACTCCTACAGAAATTACAAAAGCCACTACCACAGTTGAAATAGTTAAGGAGGAATCCTAATGGCCTACGACGCTAAAGCCGAACTCGAACGAGTCAAGAAACACTATGCCAAAGACCCTCTTCAAAAGCGCTTCTCGGCCCTTTTAACAGGAGGTCTTGGATCTGGAAAGACATTTATGTTTAGGACTGCAAAGATGCCCTGTCATATAGATTCATTTGACCCTGGATCTTCAAAATCACTTAAAGCAGACCCTTCATGGAGTCATGATGATCCAAGAAGAATCTGTTCTTTAAATGAAGAAAGTAATCCAAAAGGGCAAATATTTGTTGATACTTCATACGAAGATGAAAATCCTTATCAACCAACTGCATATGCTAGATGGAAGAAGAATCTTGAACTTCGTAAACAGATTAAATACTTTAATAGCTTTGGAACCTATTGTATTGATGGACTAACGATGCTATCAAAGGCAATTATGAATGAGAGAACTAGGGGTGAAGTACCTTCCTTTAATATTGATTATAATCCTGCTAAAATAGAAATTGAAAATAAGATGAATGAGATACTTACACTCCCTTGTGATTTTATTCTTACTGGACATCTTGAACCAATTACAAAGTTACTATCAATAGACAAAAAAGGAATAAGGAATGAAATAACTGAGTATCGTCTCATGATTATTGGTAAAGCTGTAATAACTGTACCTATTATGTTTGATGAACTTTATGTATTAAAAGGATCAGGTACTCCACCTAGACGTGAGATGCTTGTTGATTCACAAGGGACATATCAAGCCCGTTCAAGATTTAAAGGGGCATTCAATGCAACTGGTTTCATTGAACCTAATTTCAAAGAGTTCTTTAAGAAAGTAGGACTCGATTGGAAAGATAAGGAGTATTTATGATGAAAAAATTAATAAGAAGAACATGGGAACTATTAGTATGTATAGTATTAATGCATATACTATTATGTATACATTGGAATGAGATAGAAAAACTAACTACCCAAGTCCAACAACTCCAAACTCAAGTTTCTTCTAACCAACAACAAATAGAAGAATTAGAAAGATCTAAAGCTGACGACTATTTCTACAAGAAAGGAGGTAAATAGATACATAAAAAATTTATACATCTTATTAACCCTTTAACTGGAGGAAACTCAAATGACAGAATTATCTGACTATTCTTCACTCGAAGAAGAAATCAAAAATGTGCCGGAGAAGAAACTTCTCCCTGCAAAGACCGAGGCGAAGTTTAGGATTATCAAAGCTGAAAAAGGTGTAGTGGATAATGAAGAGAAAAAGAACTTTGGAATGAACTACATCAATATCACCTGCGATATTCCTGGCCACGATGCTCCAATGTTTAACATCTTCATCTGGGATCTCATTCAATCTAATGGATGGAAAGATCCTAATAACTACAAAGACGCACTACGGGCATTTAGGGACTTCACCTCATGTATTGGTCTGGACTACACCCGTCCTTTTGATTGGGAAACTGATGTAATTAATAGGGAAGGTTGGGCCAGGTTTGGAATTAAGAAGGACAAAACCGGGGAGCATGCTGATAAGAATCAGATCATGGAGTACATCATCCCTAAATAAAACTTGCGGTCAACGCCTATTACCGCTGGTACCTCCGGAGGTCTAAAGGGAATACCTTTATATAGGAAGCCTTCGGAGGTTCTTAACTTTTTAATATAAGGAGAAAGAAGATGGACAAAGTAATGTTTGAAAAGTGTAAGAATCATCTGCTATCAAAAGCAGCCAAAGTCCGTGCTGCTAAGGAATCAGAATACTTCAGCACTGACGACGTTCTTGGATCGCTGAAACGAATAGCAGCATTCCGTGACAAGGAGACACCTGAAGCAATTATGAACCTGGTCGCAAAGCAGCTTGTCTCAATCAGTGACATGGTCAACAATGAGCCACTCATGCTTGATCCTATTCCACTTGATCAGTGGGAAGAGAAATTAGTTGATTCAATCAATTATATTCTCAAGTTCTATGCTGCTCTTCGTGAGGCTAGACAGTAATGAACTGGGACGAGTACTTCCATAACCTCTGCAAGACTGTAGCAAGTAAATCTCCTTGTCTCTCTCGTCAGATAGGTGCATTGATAGTTAAAGATAACTCAGTTGTTTCCACTGGCTACAATGGACCTCCAAGAGGAATACCTCATTGTGGACATGAGAGGTTTATGAAGGATATACAAGTTCAGAAAGAATATGAAGCTATAGTTAGTATAGGTGCTGAGACAAGGACTGCAAGATTTAAAGATGAATGTCCTCGCAAAGTCCTTGGCTACGAATCCGGCACTCATATGGAACTTTGTCCTGCTCAACATGCTGAGGAAAATGCTGTCTCAAATGCAGCTCGTAATGGAGTCTCAGTTTATGGAGGTACCCTCTACCTTAACTCAGTAATCCCTTGCCAAAAATGTTTCGGAACCTTAATCAATGCAGGGATCTGTGAAATAGTCTGTGAGGAACTAACTGTATTTGATAAGCATACTCAGTTCCTTATCGACAACTCAACAATAATTATAAGAAAGTTTGATTTAAAAGATAAATAAAAAATTTATACATCTAATTGGAGTATCTACTATGGCCGACAATCCTCGTAAGTTTCAAATAGACATAACCGAAGAGCAATATGCTCGCACTCTCAAGTGCTTCCCCGACTACGGAAACCGTAAAGCAGTCATGGGACGTGTGCTTGACGAAGTCCTCGACTTGATCGAACGTAAAGGGATGATAGTAATAGGAATCATCATGGACAAAGATACTCCAGTTAGAGAAATTATTCCTTCTCTGGCAAAGGCTGAGAAGATAGTGGAGGATAAGTAATGAAAAGAAAAAGATTTGACTCTTTTGAAGTATTTATGATTATTATGGCATTCCTTGCTTCACTATGTTGGTGGAACATTGGAGTAGTCTTAAGTCAGCTTCAGATTATTTTTTTGATATTTCTTAGAAGGTCTGAAAGAGCTTTGGAGGGAGCTGATGTTCAAAACTAAATGTCCTAACTGCTCTACACCATTTAAAAGTGTCTATCATGAAGGTGATCAGTGCCCTTATGATTCTGGTATCAGACCACTACCAGCCTATCACCTCCCCAAATCCTTAACTGAAGTCCTTGGTCCTCATGACAAGGCACTTCTCAAACGTGATACGAAGAGGTTTAAATATAAATGATAAAAGAAATAGAATATAGATATCTAAATATGGATAGGGAAAGATTTGAAGAATCTGCTGAAGCTTTGGCAGAATACTTTAGAGGAATAGGTGGACTAACTAGGGCAATTCCAAACTGGCAACATGATCAAGTTCTATATGCCTCAGGTTCTAAATCTTTCTCTAAAACTGAAGCAATTAGATTATGTAAACAATTATCAGGAGTAACCAATGGCAGATCTTAAATCCCTCGGCTACATCTCAATTGCCGACAAGAGTCGTGAAGAGGCACTCGAAGAACTACGTCAAATCCGTCTATCTCGTCGAGTGCCTGTGAAGACTACTAAAACAAAGACCGTCACCAAGAAGCAAGAAAAGAAACTAACCAAAGATCAAATCGACAAAGGCATGAGTCCTGATCTTGCAGCAGAACTCTTGGCTTTGATAGGAGATACTGAGTGATTGATGATAAGATGAGTAAAGAAGCGTTATTATGGTTAGCAAACTTTGTGCCTTATTTTTTAAATCTTAATGAAACTCAGAAAGAAATAATACATTTTTCACTTAAGTATGAAATACCTCCAGATAAACTTTATGAATTTATCTGGATGATAAGAAGAGTACATCTTAAATTAATCATAGGAGAATCTAACTATGAAAATCTTCGCAACTGAACAACAACTAATTGCCGGACTCAAGCAGATTTTATCTTCTGAAGATAAAGTCTCTCACACATATCGTACGACAAAGAACTCAGTAACTATTCATGTCAGAGCCGATATGGATAGAGTAAGAAAAGAAATACTTAACTTTTTAAACCAACCTGGGAGGATTAAAGAATGACCATCGACATCGGTAAAGTAGCAACAATTCCAACTTCTTCAATCATCATGGAAGAACGCTATCGTGAGGAACTTGGTGACCTTGAATCACTTGAAGGGTCACTTAAGAAATCTGGACTAACAACTCCTTTAACTGTACGAGATAATGGTGACGGGACTTACAAACTCCTCGCTGGAGGCCGTCGATACACAGTCCTTCTCTTCAACCAAACTCCAGAAGTCCCTGTCCGCATCTACAATCGTGACCTTACCGAACTCGAAATGCTTATGATCGAAGAAGCCGAAAACATTCATCGTAAGGACTTCGAACCTCATGAACATGATGCTCTTGTCGCTCGCATACACTTACTTCACCAGCAAGCAGCAGGCACCTCAAC